TGCAGCAAGGCAAACCTTTGGCGTTTTTTGGCTTTCAGTTAAGTGCCAAATTGCGTTCCCATTTTGCTTAACAGCCTCAAGGCAAATCTTTGAAGTTCTTTGTTTTTCAGTTAAATGAACAACAGCACAACCATTTTGCTTCACTGCTGCTAAACAAATCTGAGGTGTTCTTTGAGCTTCAGATAAAAACTTAATAGCATAACCATTCTCACACATTGCAGCAATGCAAACCTGATGTGTCCTATGTTCATCATTTAACCAATGAACAGCATAACCATTTTTATTAACTACTGATAAACATAATTCATGTGTACGAAGTTTATCCGGAATGAATTCCATTCCATCCCCATAATTTTCTGCTGTTATTATAGCCAATTCTAATAACTTTGGTTTTATTTTCTCCATAAATCCTTCAACATCATCACCTACATAAACTTTAGAATCTATTTCCAAACCTTTGTTTTTACTATACTCATACTTGTTACATCTGTCCTCCCGAAGCTTGAAAAAAGCACAGATCTGAGTGTGACTGTCAGGATTCTTAAGTAATTTCTTTTTGCGATCTTCTGCATTGATGTAATAGAAATTACCTTCATACGAAACAAAGCTAAAAAAAAGACACATTTTTCTACTCCTTTACTTTTTTCAATACCTTCAACAACTCATCCAGAGTAATCAGTACAAAAAACACGCCAGACAAAGTGAGTATTATGCATAATTCGAGTGTATTAGAAATTGTTATTGTTAATGTGTTCATTCTATTACTCCTTAGGTATACAGTTTTTTAACACAATATATCGACAGTACAATTCTGTTCGGAAGAATTGTTTTTATAGTAGTCAAACATTATATTGTAATTATCCCAAATCAAATTTTTAGCAAACTGTGCATCAAAGCCATAAACTTTTCTTACCACTCTTATCAAAGATTTAATATAGTAATACGGTTTTTTAGCCAAAACCAATTCTATGAATGTTTTAGAAGTTTTGTTATCCATAACATCACTAATCTCATCCCAAAAATTTACACAACACCAACTTTTTCTCTTCTTCACATTTTAATTCAATACTTCTGTACTCTTCTTCACATTTCAATTCAATACGCTTGTATTCTTCTTCTATATTCATTCTATTATCCTTTGTTGTGACATGACATGCATGTCCAGTTATAGTTTTCACCATTGTCCGCATAGACGCCTTCTATTGCTTCAGATTTTTTAACTACCTCACCGCATATCTCACATGTGCAATTTTGTTTTGAAGAGTTGTTTTTGTAATAATTCAAAATTGTATCGTAATAAGTACAAATTAAATTTTTGGCAAACAATAAACTAAAATTGTTTAACTGTCTAACTACTCTTATCAATAGTATCTTTGAAGTACATTGGTCTTTGGAAAGGACTATCTCTCTGAATGTTTTTAATGTTTCTTTATCCTCAACGTGTCCAATTTTGTCCAAAAATTTGTGCAATAACAATTTTTTCTCTACTTGACTTCTGAAATCGACCATAGCAAATTCTTTTTCCAGATTCATACTATCTCCTTCCTTAAAAAATTACAACAAATGTTTTACGAATTCAAGCTCGTTCTCGAGTAGTAGCTTAGCAGCTTCTTTGTTTTGTGTAATAGCAGCTACGCATATCTCTTGTGATCGTATATTGCATGGTACATACGATATATTTAATCCATTTTTAGTCACAAGAGCCAAGCAAAGTTCGTAAGTAAATTCTGATCTTGGCAACTTTCGTAAATCTAAGGTTTCAGTATTTAAAGACATTTTATATGTCCTTTCTTTTTTGTTCAATAAAAATAGTATTAACAATAAACTCATGCGATTTTCCAGCAAATAACCATCTTTTAAAAACTTTTTGAGCTTCATTGTTTTTTGATTTGCTGAGAGAATCTATTATGTTCGCCAAAATGTCTACTTTTTCTTGTTCACTTAGTAAGCCATGTTTCGAATTCATAATATATTCCTTTTTTGAAATTTGTTGTACCTAATTAACAACGCTTAATAAGTATACAACTATTTTAGGAAATTGTCAATATTTTCCGTTATGTTTTTAATTTGAAAAAAAGTATACTTAAAACATTGTGATCCATAATTATAACTTTGTCGCTTGTTAGTCTAATTTTTTGGATTATTATTTTGGCTACCTTTGCTTTATACTTTAACTTTGTAATAATTAACCATTTCATCATAATAATCGCAGATCCAATGTCTAGCAAATGATCTACTAAAACCATATGTTTGGCTTAGTACTCTATCCAATATTCTTTTTACATAATACCTTTCTTGGGTAAGAACTACTTCTTTGAATGTTTTCAATGTTCCTATATCTTCAACTTGTCCTACTCTATCAAAAAGTTTATACAATATAAATTTATTCTCTTCAAAACATTTAAAATGAATGAGTTCACAATCTGTTACTATGTTCATATTTTCTCCTTGTTAATTTTCAAGATACTTATTTCTTATATAATAATTATACTATTTATTTAGAAAGTTGTCTACAACATTCAATATATTTTTGGGGTTTTTAAAAACAAAAACCCTCAAGATATTAATTCTTAAGGGTCTTATAATAGGTGTTAAAATATAAAAAAAATATTATTTATTGATTATTTTTTCAAGGTTAGTAATTTTGTGTAAATTTTCAAGGTGGTTAATATTATTAATATCAATCCTTTGCGTCAAAGCATCTATTTTTTGATACAAAGCCTTATTACTCTCAACCAAACCTCTGATACTTTCAGTTAGCGTGGCAACCCTTTCGACAAATATGTGATGCATTTCACATGTTGATGTATGAGACTTTTTATACCAGTTGTTAATAAGCATTGTAACTACACCAATAACAAAACTGATTAAAATTGTCAATAGTTGATTACTACTAGGCATTGTATCTCCTTACGTTAATGGTATTACAGATATTTTACAGTTGTATGGATATGTTAATTTGTAAATAATTTTGGTTACTATTGATTGCAAATTTACACCCTCTGTTTGGTGAGGGAAATTTATATTAATCCTATCCAGCAAATCTATTGTATAACATTTATTTATGTGAACGTCAAAGCTAAAAATTCTATTATTCATACATTGTACCCAGTAGTACAAATAATATTTAGCAATATCATAAGCATTAGGACCATTGACTAAATATAGGTCTGTCATATCGGCAGGTGGTTTATCAACAGACTTAGTTTTTGAATACAAAGTGCGACACAAAGACCATATGTCAGCGGCAAGTGATGCATCAGCCACGTCAAAACCTTTGGTATAACTACTGTCATACGTCTCTTTGTTTGTATTAGTAATTTGTAACAAGCCTTGATATTGTCCCGAAGCAAAATCCTTATTATATCGTACAATTGGCATTGGATAGACATCAGTTGTTTCAGGCAATTGTATTGTTATGCTGTCGCGATTATATATATCCGACAATGTTATCGTAGTAGATGTTGCAAGTGAATTTTTATGCATAGCTTTAACACATTCATTACCATTTTTATCAGTCCAGTTGGCCAATCTAAACTGTTTGCACAAGTCTTTTTTGAGAGAATCTGTATAGGTTTTTGAATAATCGTCTACCACTGAACCTATTTGATAACTCTTGATTGTGTTAAATGTAGAATCAGTAGTAACATCAAAACCGCCGTTAGACGTTATTGATACTTTAGCATAATTAGCATACTCTAAACCATAATTCTGTTGTGACAATGAAACTTCTGAATAATTTTGTAGTCTGCAAGTATGTTCTAATATATCAACAGGAGATGTAATTAAAGAAGCAGATATTTTGCGTGATCCCCAAGTATTATTAAAAATTCGACCGCTAAATGGAGCGTACAATTCTTTTTTGCTTGATACCGTTCGTTTAAAAATTAAACATATTTCAAATATCCTAAAATCTTTTTGTAACCAAGTAGCATTAGTACTATTTACGTATTTGTGTTCATAAAATAAACTAAAAGAATTGTAACTATTATACTTTTTAACATCTGAAATTATATCAGTAATATCGTAATATTCGTATCCTGTTAGGTTACTATCGTCGCTTACTTTTGCATAGAAATTTCTATTGTTTGTCTGCGGACTGACATTGTAGTATTCGTCATTTATGCAATCATAAGTTGTATTCGTTAAATTAGTAGTAGTGTTTTGCAACTCTACTTTTTTAACGGAACCCATAAATCTTTTACTTAAAAAAAATAATTTTGTAAAATTATCAGTTGCAGGCTGATAACTATAGGTATTAATTATACTAGCTTTAATTCCTAAATACACGTTGCTATAATCAAAGTTTTTTGGTACTGAAGGCATGGTTACATCAAATCCAAAAGCTAACCAATTTGAATAATAGTCTGGTACATCCAAAAAAATTCCATAATAAGTGCTATTGTTTTTGTCTATAACTTCGGAACCCGTACCAGTTATTGTAACTCCTGTAACGCTTGGCTGTACGCTAAAAATTCCATTTGAAACATCATACCATTGTATAGGAGGTGGAGCAAACTCAGTAGGATAACCCCACTTAGCTTGATATGTCTCATAATTTGATTGTGCTAATTCAAAACTATTAAGTGGTAGATTGATAAAACTATCTATACTATCTAAATTATTTGTACATTGCCTAAAATTAGCCTCAAGAGTATTGTTGTTACTACCTATTTTGACACTGTGTGAAGTATTTGGCATGTATAAATAGTCAAAATTATTTTCTTGTACAATCGATTTAACATTTTCAGCCAATCCACTAACATCAATATCTATCTTTTTTTCGCTATCATAAACATACAAATCAAAATTAGTCGATATTTCATTACCATTATTGTCTAACACTGATTTGCATGGTTGTATATCTGATTGATATTCTTTTTTAAGATTTATTATATTAATCCAACTATTATCAGTTTCAGTAGCGGTTGCATTTCCTTTTAATGCTTCTTTGTAATAATCTTGCATGGTTAATTTTATAGTTTTTCCAGTTGGATCGTCATCAAGATCTATTATTGCGTTACTTATCTTTCTATATTCACCGTCACTTATACCCTCAACTACATAGGTGTAGCTTCCAACTAAATTCTCCATGTAGTGAGTCCCAGATGTTTGTAGGGTGTACAGAGTTCCAGACACAGAATACAATGATAACGAAGTTGAAGCAATACAAAATTTATAAGTATTAGTAGGTGCAGCACCTACCAATCCAACGCATGGGAAAGTATAAACATCACTTTCAGGTGGTGAACCTGTTAAAAGATAATTATCTGATAGATCATAACATGGCAAATTAAATACATAATCTGTTTGGCTATCAGCAGTACGAACAAATTTAGCATACCCAGACCAATTAGAATTAGGATATATTTTACCAAACGTAACTGGTATTGTACGTCCTATCAAATCTTTTGTAGCGTTAGGATAGTCAGTTTTGTTAATTTGTTTGGTTATATTAACATTTCTAGGATTAGGAATAAATGGTATGTTAATGGTTGTAGCATTCCAATGTATGTTGTCTATTTTATACGAACCTAATTGTGTTATTGTAGATGTATTGGTAAAATTCAAATACAAATCTAATAAATTACCATGTAAATATATACTATTTAGTTCTAACCACTGGGCAAATCCATCAGTGTTTTTTACATCAATACTACCACCAACTTTAATTTGTGTATTACCACCTCTTCTTATGTCGATATCCTTTGTGATATCCGATACATCTAACAATGAACCTATAGAAAAATTACCATAAATATTGGTATAATTTTGATACATACTGAAACCAAAATAATTCTCAATATATATACGGCCTGCGGCAGTTGTAAGTGCTTTTGTAGTTGGCTCTGTAAGATATAGAGTAAATCTTGAAGGACTTGTTTGTATAGTATATGAAGATACTATTGCGTATTCGTAATCACCGGTATTATTATTGTATAATTTGATACGGCAACCAGCATGAAAATAAGTGAAATTATTAACACCGCTTGAATCTGTAACAACAATGCTTGTATTACCAATAGATATGTCTGAATATAGTGTTCTATATCCACCATAAAAACTTTTACTCGTTTGAGGTGATTTGGCCCACAAACCTGTATTAATACGTACAAACACATCTAATATATTTGACATTTTTAAACCGTTTTGACAAATTTAAGATTGAAATTAATATCGTACAAACCCCTAAAATCTATGTTTATTTTATTTGTAACCAGATAACAATTACTATGAGTTCCTGTCCCAAGCTCTTCGCCAAATAAATAGCCGCTACTGTCACCTATTGAATAGGTACTTGTTCTATTAGTGGTAATATAGTTTATAAGACGTTGTGCTTTCGGTAAATTACATGTTAAATTTATTTCACTTTCGTAAGTTTTGTAGTACAAATTTATACGTTCAGTACTATATTGCCCTTGTAATTGAGTAAAACGATTACTAATTAATCTATTATTTCGATACATAGTTCTAGGGAATCGCAATCCTGACACTGAGCCAATAGACATATTACCTTCATTTTGATCAGTAACAAAACTATATGATGGAGGTAATGCTGTTAAAAACAATTCTAGTTCCATCTCAAAATTACCATAATACTCTTCGCTCAAATAAGGAGCTTTAATAACACGCATCATAACAGTATAAGGGCCTACATTACTAAAATCAGGCCCGAAAGGATGAAACATGCTTAAAACGCCCATCTCAATCGTAAGACCATCTGTAGAATCCTGATCATATGGTATTAAAATGTCATTATTAAATTCATCTGCCTCTGTAGGTGTCATAATAAATCTACATGTACATGATCTTTTATCGTATGATTGACCTCCATAACCATGGTCTACAATATTAACTGATTCATTTGGCATTTTCAAGAAATCCCAAGGATAGTCTATTGTGATGTTATAAGGCAAAATTGGTAAATATAAATCAGCATAATTTGTTTTATATGTAAATCTTATTTTTGATGGATTAATTGGTGGAAAATAATCATCAGAACCTATACTATAATATCCGTTATGAGGAGTAAAGTTTAATCGTATACCTAATATATTCCCAGATATTTGTGGAGTTGTTCCACCGTTAACTACATATACACTGCTTTGATTTACCTTGTAAAAGCCTGAATTAGATATAGATGTTGAGTTAAATTCAGGTGTATAATTTACGCTTGGAACATTACCGCTACCACCTGATACAAACAATGAATTAACCATATCAGACTTGTTAGATGTATTATTGTATCCATATAATATTACCGAAAAACCAACCCAAAATGTAGTTGTTCCAATTCCGGTTATATTAAAAACATTATTTCTGAAAGTGGCATTATTATTATTAGCTGATCTTATTAGTACAACACCTTTTAAATCAAATGTATTATTTTCAAAATAAATAGTATTGTTTAAATCAATATCGATAGAGCTTCCATACGGACCAATATTACCAGTAATATTAAAAGTATTACGATAAATATAAGTTGTACATCTCCTAAAATATAAATAATTTGTATTAATTGTAATTACACAATATTTAATTGTTGCGGTTGTATTAGCAGCAGTAGAATAACCATTAATATATAATGCGTTACATCTGATACTTAAATTATATATTACTAATTTAGAATTTGAACTTTGAATAGTAAGACTAATGTTATACATGTATAATTTATAAGACGACGGAACATATCCATTATGATATGTGTTTGACGTTATTGTTAACGTATATCCATTCATGTATATAGTTTTTGTATAATTAACTAAATCAGTTATATCGCTTATAAAAATTCCAGTAATATCGCCATTAACTGAAGACGCTGATATATCATCACAAAAATTAACCAAATTAGCATAATCACCGCCAGAGCCTATAGTGTAAGAACCGGATGTTATAGCCATTAGTTTTTAACTCCTATGCGGTTTAAAAATTTATCTAAACTACCACTTCTATGTGCGTCTACAAGTAAATTACCTATATCACCAGTTGATAATTGTTGTGAATTATTAACACTTCTACTATTATCTCCAACATTTAATGTAAGATTAATATTGTTATTAGAAACTCTTCTACCTGTATTACCAATATTTTGTAATATATTCATAGCTTGACTAGGTGTGAAAACACCTTCGCCAGAATTAAGTAACGCTGGAACTTTATCTCCATTAAAACTATTACCACCAACAATACCTCCGTGCTGGAATTTAGTCGATGCAATTTTCGCCACATTAGCTATACCAGCTGCTATTGTAGTTGCCATAATAACAGGTGCAAGACTCCACCCAACAAAAGGTACAGTAGCAGCAGATTTAGATGCGGCCATTGCTGCAGCGTATGTATCCATTGTTGCTTGTGCTATTGCGGCGGCCTTATATATACCTGCCAATGTTTTGTTTCCGCTTGTTACTGTCATAATATTTTGCAATACTAATCTTCTTCCATCATCATTAGCTTGTTTCTGTTTTTCATATTTTGCTTTGCGTGTTGCATCTTCCATAGCCATTATTTTATTATTATGCTCTATCTCCAATATTTCTTTTGACATTAAATATTCATTTTCTAAATTTAGCAATATAGCTTTATTGTTTTGAGCGAGTAATATTTTCTGATTATACGACTCGTTTAATGCAGATAATTCTTCATCGAATAAAATTTTTTCTTTCTCGACTCCATCCGGTGTTTTCCCCAATAATAATGATTCTCTTAGAACCGTAAGTTTTGGTTTGAGGCTTTCAAGTCTTGCAATACCTTCTTGGTAGATCCTATAAGTTTTAACGTGAGCATCTCTCTGTTCTGTAAGTTTCTGTTCAGTCATTTTCAAATCACTATCAGTACCACCAATAGATAAAGGAGTTGGTTTTCCTGAAGTAGGTTGACTAATTACCATTTCCTTTGTCTTATACGCATCTTTTATTTTAGAAAAAGAGGCCAAGGAAGCTTCCATTAAATCAGTTGATGTTGTGCCAATTGTTTTTTTAAATTCATTTAAATTTTTAGATGCATTTTTAATTGATTCAGACCATGAATCTGGTAATAACTTTTTAGGTAATGCATTGTTAATAACCAGAACTAAATTTAATATAGATGCTGATAGGCCAGAAAACATACTAATCAAATTAGTAACACCTGACGATAAAAAATTAATAATGCCAGCCAATATTCTATACGCTGCCACAAAAGAATTAGAAATTAACAAAACTGTTTTTTCAATAATTTCTCTGTTATTCATTAAAACATTTGCAAATTCATTAAGTGTTGGTATTAATTGAACGCCGACAGAATCTTTAATATCTGAAAAAGAATTAGCCATTTTTTGTAAAGGACCAATACCTGCCTCTGCCGCTGCTTTAGCCGATCCACCAACAACCTTATTAAGTTCGGTCTGTATGCTTTTTAATCTTTCGGCACTACCTGATACACCTTGTATATTCATTTTATATCTTCCAAAAGTATCAGAATTAGTTAAATACGCCCTGTTAACCATCTGAGCTGCAGAATTAAGATCTACTCCAAGCTTTGTGGATAAATCAGCTACAACTGGTATCATATTAGAAATTTCATCTTCATTTTTTATAAAAGCTGAGAGTAAATTTTCGGCTGACAATATTTGATCATCAGTAAAAAGAGTGTTTTGTTGCATTTCTGAGGATAATTCAACTAATTTTTGAGAGTATTTACCGAGAGAATTTGTAAGTTTATTTATAGATACAGCTTCTTCATTAGCGCCTTTAATCGAGTCTTCAAAAAAAGATTTCAAACCGCCTAAAGCAGCTATACCAAAAATTAAATTTTTAAACTTTGATACAGCACTACCTAAACTTTCAAACGATTCTTGTTGCTCTTTGTTTTTTCTTTTAACATTTTCAGTAATTTTGTTAAAATTATTATTAATTTTTTCAAAATTATCACTCATGTAATCTTTGAGTCTTGCTTCTACTTCTAAAACATAGTCTGCCATAATTACCGCCCATCATTTTCAGCACTATATTCAGCACATTTTGCGTTGTAATATTTAAGCGCCGTTATATATCGTACACTAATATCATCTATATTTGGTAATTTTGCTCCTTCAAATAACTCTAATGTATTTTTAAGGTCTATAAACTCTCTAATGCTGCGCCCTATAAATTTAGTGGGACAATTAAAATACCTATACTCTGTATCACCATCTATTTCTGTGTGCACATGCTTTCCAGATGTTGTCACACCTTCACAGCCCCATACTTTACGTAACACTTGATTTATTGTACACTCTCTACAGTCATATTTAGTTTTGTATTTTAAGTTTGATTCTTGGTTATAAAAACTGCGAGAGTGGAAAGCGGCTACTATTCTAAACCCATCAACTCCTCTTCGGTTAAAATACTTCTTTCGCCAATAGCATTACACAATTCATGTAACAATTCAGGCCTTAATGAGCTTATCTTGTCTGGTGAGTATACAATTTCTTCACCTGTTTCATCAAAAAAATTACTCCAAGAAATTATACCACACTTACATGTAAGGAAAGTTATTCTACCCTGTTTGATTTTAAAAGTATTAAAATTTGATGAATTAATATCTATCTCACCAAGTAATTCATCTTCGAATTCTAACGCTTGTCTTCCATCTATTCCTTTTAAAATAAAGACTGGCCAAATTTCTTTTGGGAAAACAAACTCACCTTTTTCATTTTTTTCACGATAAGCTTTAGGAACATATTTGTAATTATCAACAAGCTTAAAACCAAGAGAACTTTTAAGCTTCTTTTCCATTTCAGGTGTTAAAACAATATTCTTAATTTTCATAATCCCCCAATCCCCCCGTTAGAAAAAAACCGCGGTTTTTAGGGGGAATATTAAACCGCGGCGCAGTGTTGATTACAGGCTCAACACAGCCTGTTATGTTTTACTACCGTGTAAGATTTCTAAGCAATCATCACCAGAACTTTTATTTAATATTAATTTCTTTTGATGAATATAATATCCCTCACGATCACCCACTTGATAAATTTGAGTATACTGTGCTGCCGGTGCAGATATAACAATTGGCCCATCTATTTGAGCTACAAAAGCACCAGAAGTATTATTTATAGTACGTGCATAATCGCCTTGTAACGCAACGGTTTTAAGCATTGGATCAAGTTCTATTGTTGGCATTCTATTAACCACATGAGCTCCACCATACCCTGTAGAATTGGTAGGGTCTGTGTACAATTCAACCTGATTAGCCAAATCTACAGTAAAACTATTTATCTGCTGTCCTTCTCCAAACAATGTCACGCCAACACCTAGTACAACAGATGGGTGATATTCTGTATATGTTGGTGTTATAAATTGACCAAAAGTTGTATCTGTTGGTGCAACTGCTATACCTTTAAATTCAAAACTCATTTTAATATAATCACCAACACCTGAGGTGGCAAGTTTAACACTTGACATACATCCATAACCAGCAAATTTTGTTACTGCTGCATTTGAACCTTCTTCGAGCAATTGAACCACTACAGTAATAGGTACATTAGTAAGCTGTGAATCCGGAGTCATTGATACCCCCGTAGATCCATACTGTGTTTTTTCCATTGCACAAGCTTCTAACAGATCAAAATAAGCCGGAGCAGTTCCAGGTGTACCGGAATAGTACATAGGTACATCAAATGAAAATGATACTGATCTTTTGCCAGCCAATGAAAAAGAAGGTTCCAATTTATTTATTGCCAAGGGCACATCTTTAACAGGAATATCATACTTAAACGACACATTTTCAATTATGCAACCATTAGTACCTGTTAAAGACGTTTCTTGTGTATATGCTGTACTTTCTTTTTTCCATAATAAAACTGTTTTTTCTTTTAAAAAAGCCATTGTATCTACTCCTATTTATGACATTATAGTTGGATCTATTATACGTTGTCTATACCACACATCAAATCTTACAGTTATCCCAACTACAGGCTCACCCAAAGACACACCCCATCTTTCACTACCTGTATAATAACAATGAGATGCAGTAGCTATACCTGAAGAATCTGGTATATAATAATTAACACCAAAAAATCTTTGTAAATCTGCACATGCGCAATCCATAATTGTTGTTACATCTTGAGTGCAGTTTAAAAAAACCTCAAATCTCATACTAAATTTATTGTGCAACATTCCTGAGTTTTGATCTATTTGCACATTAGCGTTTGCGTTACTATTTTCAATATCGATAAACAAATTAATAGAAGGAAACTCAGAAAATGTCTCATAAGATCTTGGTGTGTCGTAACAATGAGGATATGACATGTAATAACCATAATCATCAATAATATTATTACCAGAATTACTATATCTAATAGTTTGACCGCCAGAAATTATTCGATTTTCAACAGAATAAACAACTGCTTTACGTATTCTAGTAATTACTGGTAATAATATTGGTGTTGTCATTATCTGAATGCGATTATATCGTGATTGGTTATTGTTGATGCACCAGTAGCATAAATTTTTCTAAATGATATAGCGTACTGTATTCCTGCAATAATCGGGAATGGAAATTTTTTACCTACTGCGTTACCAACAGGTTCTATAAAAACAGCTCCATCAACTTTAGAAATAAAACCGCGTGGATACATTGAAGACACCCTATCGGGATTTGGAAAGTTCGGATTTGTATCTTCTATTAATATTTCTGAAGTGTCTGACAAGGTTACAGATATACCAGCTCTCCAAGCACAAATTTTATCATCTTGATTAGACATCATTACCTCTTTAAAACTTTAAATTATACTAAGCTATATAATATATATTATATACTAAATAGCTTGTATATTTTTATAAATCACCATTGAGTAATGCATCTATATCTAGACCATTTAAATTATCAAACATTTTGCTTCTTACAATTTCGTTCTCGCTTTCACACAATTCTATTTGATCGTACTTAACTAAACCATCATCTGGAAAAATTACCTCATACATTATGTTACCCTTGTATAAGCAACAACCTATGATTACACCCTTGTTAATTTTATTGCAATATTTTTTATAGACTATATCTCCATAAGAATAATTAAATTCACATTTACAAAATTTTGCCATTATAATCCTCCATATTTTGAAAATAATGTTCGCAACCTGGTCTGATTTTGCCTCTATTTATAACCTCGCAATAAGGGATAGGTGGTTCACCAATATATGTATGTATTTTAACATTTCTATATCTTAATATTTCTGTACCAGTCAACTCATGATCCCAAGGAGTCCATCCACGCCATAAAGTACTTAGTAAAAAATCCTTATCCCATATAGAGGTTTGATGAGATACTAAATATTGCAAATTATTATTATATTCATATATATCATAAAACCTATCATTGCTTTTACTATCGTCATTACTTTTAATACAATGTGTTTTTTTATTAATAAAAGGTTTTTTATCTGGTTGATTATGTTCAGGAGAACCACTCCATGATCCACAAATCTTTAATAAATTGTAATTATTTTTAATAAATATATCCAATAAATCAAAAAACAACACGTTGTTTGTATCACTTGTTAGAAAATAATCCTCATGAACATAGATTATATTGTCATATTTACAATATAAAAGCCAGTCAATTAATCCGTCAGACCAACTTTTGTTTTTACCGACACACTCTGTTTTAAAACCTTCCCAATTTTTGGTAATACTTTCAGTAAGTATTATTTTATCTAAACACATGTTTTTAAAATGTTTTTCATGATTTTCAACAAATTTATCAATAACCCAATCGTATTTATCACTAGCATGCACTAAATAAACAGTATTATTCATAATTAAACCAACCTATTTTAAAAAGGTAAATCATCAATTTTTTCTTCAATTGTTTTTAATGGCTCAGTTACAATAATTTCAGCATTGTTATAATTAGCCTTATTCTTTTTTTCTGACACAACTATTTTATTAACAAAAACAATGATTTTAAATATTTTTTCATTATTTTTATTAATATATTCATCAAAAATAACAGATCCAGAAATATCAACCAACCTACCTTTTAAAACATCGCTCTCAAAAGATGTTATAATCTTTTCATTTAAAACATTGCACTGAATCCATATCGTTTTATCTTCACCTGTTTTTTGTTTCTGCTTTGATGCTACAGAAAACGAAGCCATTTTTTTACCAGATTTAGTTGTTAATATTTCTGGTTCTTTGCCAACTATTCCTTTAAAATTTAACTCCATTGGAAAATACCTTTCTTTTAAGATTTTTTAAAACACGATTTAATTTCTTTGCACTCGCCTCTATATATACAATCTGGTACTAATACATCCTTTAAAATTGGATCTATTAGTTTTATAGAGTTAACAACCAATTCCCATGCATATCTTGTTTCTTGTGATGCATTTTTACATAAACGTTTACGTGATATGTTGATTATGGACTGTATATTTGCAACACACATGTGCTCAATTAACGCACCTTGTGGTAATTCAGCTCGCGAAACACCAGTCCTATCCTCTCGCTGTGAACGGACATAATGTTCAATTCCAAATTTGTGCCTAACGAAATGAACACTTACATAATATGGTAAATCAATCCATTTCCATGCAAAGGTTAAACATCTTATAGGAGAATGCTCTGATTTTAAAAGTTTTATTTTAAATTCATCTGATAAATCAATAGCATTATGTTTATTAATTGTTGAAGCACAAGCAATTGATACGATATCCCAATCTATTAATTTTTTACAAAATTCCAATGTAGTCATTTATTATACTCCAACAATATCTTTTTATTGCGTAATGTTTCTGGCAAGTCATTAATTTTAATTTTTTTAACAGATTCCCAACTCCATTCGTAACCAAGAGTTGTGTGTAAATTTTTAGCTGTTTCAATTTTCATCCATTTATGTTTAATCCAATTATCCATATTAACTAATTGCACATTTGGATTATCATCTTTGTCGCCTGCATCACTAGTCCATATTTTTCTAAATACATCTTTTTCTTTGCTTCGCACATAAGTAAAATGATGCATATATATATCTTCAGGTATCAATAAAGGATTTACTCCATTACCACGTGTAGAATACATTCTTTCAAATATTGGCCGAAACAATATACATGGTTTACATGCCTCAATATTGGTTACACGATAATATGGGCTTTTAAGATATGTGTACATTTTTATATGGATAGCATTAAACATGTGGCAATCAAATGAAAGTTTTAATAGTTTGTTTATATCACAAATGCTAAACACCTCATCTGTATCTATTGACATTATCCAAACAGGATTAAACACATTTTTAATCCATGTATAAGCACTATCACACTGTTCTTTTTGTGATGGTATATTGTTCCACAAATGTATTATTTTGTTTTTTTTATCATTTTCTTTTTGCCACTTTTTAACAACTGGATAAACAGTATTAATACCTTTTTCGCCAAGCCAATTAACATCTGAATGAGAAAATACAATTTTATCTACACAAGAATAAATCGACTCAATACTAGCTTCTACAAATTCATCACCTGAAAATGTCTTATATAACGCGCAAATATGCATTTCATCTCCAAGCTATAAAAATATTATTTAACAAACCATTTTTGTCTAAATAAACTTCCAAAATATTGTATGTTTTCTTGATTGCATTTGTGATTATTGTGTATTAATTTGACTTTGTTATTTATCACATATATACCATTGTGTTTTCTGTTTAATTGCATACACATATCAGCATCTTCATAACCAGAACCTTTGTTCTCGATAGTATAACGCTCATCAAATCTTAATTCTGGATCGTGTTTAAAAGCAACACAAGCTGAAGGTAAAGCATCATTAACAACTTGATATTCTAATCCAAAATCTCTTTTGTGATTCATCATAATTGCGGCGCTTCCATCCTTATTCACCAATGATGCGCTGACCATAACACAATTTTTATACAATTCAAACGGTTTAATTAAATTATCAGCCCATCCATTATAATAACCACTAATATCATCATCACACATAATTACATATCTTGGTTTAATAATATCAGCTTGTAATAAACACCAATTTCTATTTGTTGGAGCTGATGCATTCAAGTTAGATATAACTATTTTGTGTCTTTTTCTGCAAGTTGTATTTAAAATATTTTTGTAAATATGTCTAGTTTCTTTTGCAGACAACAAAGTTGGAACGCAAATCAAATCCATGTATTATTTTATCCTTTGTTTTTCAATAAAACATCACCACCAAAATCTTTTATTATGTCAAAATTTGGAAGCATCATTTTTATTTTTTCAAGATTAGGCTGACTTTTATACATTTCTATATTAGAATATTCTGTGTATATGTAAGACGTGTTTTCTAAAATTGTTTTTCCTCCAGAGAGGACCTTATCTTCAGCTCCTTGAACATCCATCCATATAAAATCTATATGATTTATATTAAAAAATTTAAGCGTATTGTTATAAAAGAAATCCAACGTTATAGTTTTTACACTTTTTTCACTGCTAAAAGTACACCATGAATGAAATAATTTATGACCTGTAGGTTCTTTGATAGAACTTGAAAAATCCCAATCTTGTATATTGTGTGTAATATTTGTACCACTACTACAATACCAAGTTGTCTCACCGACACAGTCACTTATAGCAAAATCACAAATATCCCATTGTCTTTTTTTGTGTTCACTTAACGATTTAAATTGTTCTGAAATTTTTTTAAGACATCGACTATCAGGCTCAAAGCTAAACAATTTTAGCTTGTCAAATGTATTTAAAAAATCTACGCTATCCTCACCATGATGTGCGCCTATTTCTATAATAACAACATTGTCACCAATTAGTTTTTTTATTTCTTTTTTATCCATCAAAACAACCTTTCAGACATTGAAATAATAATTTATTTATTTCAAAAAAATATTTAATCATTATTTATAATATACAACAAAATTATTAAATTGTGTCATGTTTTTAAATAATTTTATTTTAAATAATTGATTTGTTGTCTTGTGTTTTTCAATTAATCTCGTTGTAATAATTTTCAAATGTTTTATTTTGAACGTAATAATCTATTTGATTTCTAATCTCGTCATTTAATTCATCAATTTTAGACAATATTATATCAGGATGCTTTATTGTATCACATTTTATTGGGTAACAATCACCCCTGAGTTCTGGTTTTAATTCATGCACACCACTATACTTTTTCTCAACAGATTTGTCACCGGTGATCCATGGCATATATATAGCATCAAAATAATTGTTAATATAATTATTTTGTGGCATAAAAGACTTGTAGTATTCTATTTTTTCCCAAACTTTAATTGGAAAACAATACGAATAATTATACATTTCAATACCTTTATCCATAGAATGGTTAAAATCAAAATGTTCATCGAGTGTTGATGATTCTATTAAATCAGTATGTTTTATAATTGGTGGTCTATAAGATAGCCATTTTGAACCTCTGAAGATTTTAAAAACTCTTTTTAATTCTATTGATCTTTCGTACCCAGTCAATGTGTGATACAAATCACCAAAAAATGTAATAGATTTAAATCCACCGGATAAATAAGATCCATTCCAAAATAAATTTATAAATTTTTCCATTTCATTTGGTTTGTATATTTCGTAACTTCCTATTTGCCATAAAATATCGTTTTCATGCATTTGCAAATTAAATGCTGAAACACATTGTTCGTATTTTTCTATGTACTGACTGTGCAAAATTCTTATTTTATTCTGGTCATCTTCGTGTTTTAGTTTTTGCAATACCATATTTGTTTTGTCAAAACTTGTTCTGTATCCTTTTTTTTGCCAATAGGAAACAGGGCCCTCAGCAATAACTATTTCATTAGCTATATCATATACACTTTTAATTGAATCATACAAAATAGAATCACCGTTAAAAACAATCACTTGAAAACATATATTAGGTTTTTTCATATCATTTTTTCTTTTTATATATTTTACTCAATTGTTTTGATATTGAATCTTCTATTATTTTTTTGCCATTTTCTTTCCACTCTTCATAGACATACAATCTTTTTGGTACAAAAACTTTTAGTAAATAAAAAATTTTGTCTTTTATAAAAAACTTTAATGTTTTTTTGTTTTTAGGATATATGAAACCATCAAAATTATCATGCTGGTGTACCTTGCCATACCATACACGGTTCCGCATTAACACTTTAAAATCTTTCGAATCAACATTTTCTTTTTCAACAAAAAATCCATTAGCTAATTGACCTGACACTCTATTAAGACTAGTATTATCTTTTTTTCTTCCAGATAATTGAGTTTTGACAATATGAGTTTTGAATAGCTCCACACCAATGTATATGCCATGTTTAATAGCATCAATACTATTTTTTTTGTTTTTATTTAAAAACTTTGAAAAATCATCAAAATTATTTTTGTTCATAATATTTTTTTAATGCTCCAACAAAGCAATCGGTTTGTTCGTTTATTTTTTTAACTACAACCCTTCTATCAGAAGTATTAATTTTTATTATGTAACATTCAATTTGTTTGCCAGAAACTTCATTTTTATAATTTTCCTCAATTAAAATTTTATAAGCACCTAATTGATGCTCTATACCAACACTTTTGTGTCCTGTTTTAATATCTGCGATAATTATTTTATCTTTTGATATAACAAATCTATCTATAGTTCCAGCAAATTTGTATTTTTGTGAATAAAGTTGTTCTTCTATATAGAGTTGCCCTCGATAGATCTTGTTTGTTTTATCCAAATATAGTTTATAAATATCACCATACTCACAAAACTCTTCTACATCACATATTAACGAGTCTATTTTTTCTGTTTCTCTATGTATGCGTTCTCCTTTATTACGTGCAATTTCCAATATAACAGGATCTATACAATTAAAATCTTGCACCAAGCCACCAAATTTTAAAATTTGAGTTACGCTTGGTACAACTGAACCGCACCATTCATATTTATGATATTTTTTATTGAACGTCAGCATTTGAATCTGATTCTTGTTCAGACAAGATAACATTAATTCTATTTAAAACTTGCTTTAATTTCGTAAGATCATCTTTGTGTTTTTGAACATACTCTTTAATTTCTTTGGCTTTATTTTCTTCCAATTTTGTAGTAAGTTCTGTTATTTCTGCTATGTTTTTTCTACAATCTTCAATATACGATTCATCAGTTTTAGATCTATCAATATAGTTAAAAACAATTTTTGGATCTAACGGCAATCGTTTTGGCATATTGAATCGATTTTTAGCTTCAAATCCTGGTTGTCTCTGTGTATAGACTACATGTTCACCACCCTTAGCTTTCCCTTTACCACTTTTTGAAGTTTTAACCACATTAAGATCATATGTGGCAAACAGAAGAGCATCTGATTTTTCTTTAAGTAAAGCAGCTAAAACATCTTTGATTTTTATTTCGTATCTTTCGTAACTCTCGCGTAATGGATCGTTGAATGTCTTTACTTGGCTATGCGCAGTAATCAATATATTGATTGATTTTTTTTCACATATTTCTTCCATCAAACAAAAAACATTATACATTTCAACTTTGGCTAATTTATAGCCAGAATTATAGCCAAAAGTTTCTATATTTTTTTGATCATTTTCTAAACTGATGTGGGTATACAATAAATTCTCCAACCCATCAATTGTGTCAATCACAATTGTTTTATAATCAAATTGTTCATTCAAAATAAAATTTAATATTTCTTTGAATTCTTGCCAACTATTAGGAGTTACATTACTAACATCAGAAAATGATTCTCCAACCATTCCATTTTCACCACATATAAAAAATGGTTTTTCACATCCTGCACCAAACGTTGACTTACCAACACCCTCAACACCGTAAAGGGTTATTATGTAACCTTTTTTATTAAACCCCTTTTTAATATTAATCTTCATCAAAACCCCCTAGTTTAGTAAATAAATAACGTCTATATTCATTTCGATGTAATTCGCAATATTTTGGATATTTAAATAATAAAGGATTATACATTATTTTATAATAATTATTACATCCTTTAAGTTCACATTTTAATTCCAATGTTTCAACAACTTTTGAACCTTTTTTAATTTTTTTAACTCCCTGATCATATTTTTTTGGGATTATTATTCTATTTTTGTACAGTTTATGCTTTTCACAATACTTACTTACTTTTAATCCAAAGTATTCAACGCCGCAATTATCATAAGAACAGCATTTTTTAACAATTTTTTGTTTGCGGTTTTTGCTGCTTTTATCGTAATTTGGGTTATTAAACGTCATGAACTGAGGTATTTTTTTTGTTTCCATGATTATAATATACTTTTTTTAAAAGAAAATGTATCATTTTTAATTAAAAAAAATTATATTTATAGAAAAGGTGGTGATGATGGATAAAAATAATCAAAGTATTATTAACAACATTTTGTATGATATAGTATCAAGTGGTGAAAAAAATATAACAATTAATGACTTGTCTCAAATAATTAATTTGAAAAATAACAAACAAATGGTATCAACTATAGCTGAAATTATTGAAAATGAAACCGCTAAAAATTCGAGTTTAGAAGTAATATCGCAAAAAATAAACGATGTCATTTCTAATACAAAATTTGCTGATAGCAATCAAAGCATACAGCACTGTTCATATGATGTTGCCGAAAATTTGACATTGGCATATAAAAGATCAATTGGAGAAGATATAAACAATGGGAAAATAATTACTGGCCTCAAAGGTTTGGATGATATCATAGATTCAATTGCATCGACAGATATGGTAGTAATAGCTGCAAGATCAGGACATGGTAAATCGAGTCTGGCATTGTCTATAGCTCTTAATGTCGTTAATGAAAATAATGGTGTGATTTTTATCACACTAGAAATGTCACGCAAACAATTGATAGATCGTGCCATAAGTGTAGACACGATGATACCGCACAGACAGATTAAAACAGGATTATTAAATCAAGAAGAAATAAATTGTGTAGCTAAAAGTATTGTAAAATTAAAATCGAAGCCTCTATATATCAGTGATGGTTGTTCTTTGACTATAAACAATATTAGAAATCAAATAAAAAAAATTTCAAACAGAACAAAAATTTCATTAATAATTATAGACTATATACAATTGATTAAAACTGAAAAAGATAGAGAAAATAGGCAGGTTGAAGTATCAAACATTAGCCATGCAATCAAAAAAATGTCTAAAGAATTAGCCATACCTGTTATAGTTTTAGCCCAATTAAATCGAGCTGTAGATTATAGAATAGATAAAAGACCAATAGTTGCTGATCTACGCGAATCGGGTGACATTGAAAATGATGCTGATATGATATTTTTTATATACAGAGAAGGAAAATACAATTTAGATAAACCTGAACTTAAAGATAAAACAGAAATTATAGTGGCTAAAAATAGAAGTGGTCAATGCGGTTCTACAGAAATAGGCTTCGACGAAAATACTACCAAATTTTTTAATCTTTAACAAAAACAAAAATAAAATTTAATATTTGAACACACGTTTAAAAACATGTTCTTATTTAAGCGCTTAAATAAAATTATAGTTAAATTGGAAATGTTTTTTTATTCTTATTGTTTTTTTTGTTTTTTTTCTTTTTTATCTTCTATAAATATTTAACCTTTAAAAACTTAACGCATAATAATTTAATCTAAAAACTAACTGTATAAGATAATCTATCTTATTGTACTGACTAGTAATTTTTTCTTTTCTATTAGCATGTTTTAGTATTGATTCTTATGCAATAGGATAAAGAGTAGATTGTAAATGTAAGATATTTATACAAGATAATTTCAACCCCGCACTTTGAAAGTGCTACAAAGCGCTAAGGAAGCCCCCCCCCTATCCCCCCCCATGAAAATTGACTACTGTCAATATCATGGTGTGGATAGCATGCCCCCCTCGGGTTAAGGTTCCCCGAGTACCACATGGAATCCCAACGTTTTATTGATCTATCAAATCGTGCATCCTACCGTTGTTTTATTGATCACGCACCACCAGTTTTGTGCGTATGTTGTGCTATGTATTCGCTTGGGTTGAGGTACTGCTTCCCCAATTTCTCCCAGCTTATGGATAATGCAATACAAACATAACACAACTTATTTGGATTGCATGTTGCATTGTGAGCTTTTGTAGCCTATATAATCAATATTATCATGACTTTACGCTTTTACCACTTCATCCCTACTCATCCATATAGGACGGCGCGGGGTTCGCCTGCAACTGGCGCACTATATATATTATAGACATTTTTTTATTTGATGTATCACTTTTTTGATTCTTTTTTTAAAAAAAATATTATATTTAACATATACTTTGTCAATTGGATGGATAGTATGAATAAAAAAAGATGTGTGTCTAATCCTAAAGGTGGTTTTAATAAAACATACAAATTGTCTGTTATTTATACTGATGGGTCGTGCCTTGGTAATGGCAAGTCTAATAATGTAGGAGGGTGGGCTTACATTATTAATAATAATGGTGTGAGGAATTGTAATAGTGGACGTGTTTTCAACACAACTAATCAGGTTATGGAGCTTACGGCTTGTTTAGAAGCGTTAAAGTCAGTTCCACCTGACACAACTAATGTAGATATTTATTCAGATAGCGCATACTTGATTAATTGCATGCTGTATAAGTGGTACGAAAAATGGATTCGCAAAAATTGGATAAATTCTACAGGTGGAAAAGTTGTTAATAGAGATTTGTGGGAACAGATATTACAATATAATAATATTTATATTGTTAGGTATAAAAAGGTTCACGCTCATTCTGGTGATTTGAATAACGAACGTGTAGATAAAATGGCTAGGGATGCAGCTAAAGGAACAAACTTAGAATACAAGGTGTGTATATTTTGATGAGGAGAATATATGATAATAATATGTCCACATTGTGCTACTAAAATAAATGCACGAGACTTGAAATTAGAAACAACGCAAGAATCGGATTCGCTTGGTTTGATTAATGAAATAGTTTCATACTGGAATAGTAAAAATATTTTGGGCAAAATACGAAAACCACATACTGCATTACAATTGTCTATAATCAAATCTGTTGAAAGATACAACAAGGAGGATGTTAAAAGAAGTATAGATAATTACAATGAAATAATGATGCATCCTGAAACGTACTGGTATAGTTACAGATGTAATATGTTAGGATTTTTTCAAATAAGAAAAACTAAAAATTCAATATACGAAGTTTTTTTAGACGAAAATAAGCCACTTGAAAATTTTTCGAGAAGCAATACTAGGAGTTTTAGTAGGAAGCAGAGCCGTGGTTGTCTTAATTTACTCGGTGAAATATGTGTTGATTCTAAACCTATCAACAATGGAGGTGACCATTAATAAAGATTTGTTTGTTGTTGAATTTGATAAGATGTTAAGATATTATAATCATACAATAGATAATGATATTATAATTAGTGATTATATGCCTTGTTTTGAAGGTTTAGATGATAGTGAAATGGTTGAGGTGTGTAATATATCAAAAAGAACATTTTTAAAATTTCCACTTTTACCTCAAATAAATGAAACTAAAAGCATTGTTATTAAAAACAGGACTTGTATTAAAAACAGGATTATTTGCTCAACATTTGAGAACTCAAAAGACATTAAAAATATTATAGATTTTGTTAAAAAAATTGATTTGTTTTGTGAGAAAAATGAGTATATTATTATTAAAGACAAGAAGTTTGATTTTGTACCTGGTTCAAAAAATAATTTTTTTAATTATGTTTTAGATTCTTTTGAAAAGTGGAGTGCCAAAACTGGAAATACTTTTACAAAATATTTAGAAAATTGGATAGATTTTATAGAGGTTCCTAAAAATGAAGAAAAAAACAAAGGTGTATGATTATGAAAAAAATGATCCAAAAGAAATACTTGCAGATTGTCTAATTAAAATTGTAGGATACCCTGAAAAACATAATCAGCGTTTAAAGATTTTAAAACAGATTGAACAACTTAAAATTGAAATAGAGGCACAAATTGGAAGGTAAGCGCATAGTAAATAATACAAAATTTAATGAAAAAAATTATTTGTATTTTATTGGTGATACTCATTTGTCGAATATAAATTGCGATACAGATTTTTTGATCAAAACTATAAAGTATATAGCAAAACAATCTGAGTCAAAAAATGTTTTTGTTTTTTTAATGGGCGACTTATCTGATTTTATTTCTAATATTGATGATAAGAGGTTTGATTTTAATTCAGTTGGTACTCGTTATAAAATAAGGGATTTAAAAGATTTTATTCCGTTGCAGGTTGAGGAGATAGTTGATATTTTTAGTCCGATTAAAAAAAATATAGTATCTGCTATATGTGGTAATCATGAGGAAAAAATAATACTCAAAACAAACAATAACATATATTGTGGAGCTAATGGTTATTGTACTAAATTAAAAATAACACCAATAGGCAATGTTGGTATGGTTCAAATACAAAACTTAATTAATAACAGTCATACCAGAATGACCTATACTATTGCTATGAGTCACGGTTTTGGTGGTGGTTCACATTTGCCAGGTTCAGCGATTAATAATTGTGTCAGATTTTATGAGACAATGTTTGGAAATATAGACCTGGGTGTAATGGGGCATATGCATAAATTGTGTCACACTAAACGTAATTATATAGAATTTACTGAATCTAGATCTGCTGATAAAGAATTGGTTAATACTGTCCAAGTTCATTACGCAGTTTCAGGGACTTATTTGCAAAAAAGTTTAATAGGTACACACAATTACTTCGAAGGAAAACCAGGTGGAAATACTGGAATAGGATGTCTTGAGGTTGCATATCAAATTCATCGCAAAACAATACATAGAAAAGAAACTTTGGTAAAAAATACAGTCATAAGGTATTTGGATTCGTTGGAGTCATTAAATGAATAAAAAAAGTAAAAATATTAAAAAAGATAGCATCGATAAATCATTTAAATCCTTGTCAGCGTTTTGTTGTACAAAAGATAGTTTGGTTTTAAAAAACATTAAATTCGCTACGTATATGGCGAGCAGGAATTATAGATCATCATCAATACCATTGGAAGATGCTATAATGGTTGCAATATACGGTATGCTTAAAGCTGAAAAAAAATTTGATGAAAAGTGTGGTGTAAAATTTACAACATTTTCTGCTAATTATATTCTAGTTGAATTGAAGGATTATTATTACAGAAATAAACATGTTGTTTGTTTACGCCGCAGTGATATAGAAACAGAAAAAAAATTAACAAGTTCAACCTTGAATGATGATGTTAGTTTGGATTTTGAGAATATTGGACATTTTAATATGGTTGAGTGTGATAATAGTAATTATGGCGCTTGTATCGATCAGAATTTCTTTAAGCTAATTGAAATATGTGAGTATGTTGAAGGATTATCTGATCTTAGTAATGAAGAAAAAGATATTTTAAAAAATATAAAATATGAAGGGCTTGGTAAAAACAAACTTAAAACAAAATTAATAAAAGATTTATTGGAAAAAGTTAAATCAAAAATAACAAATAAATTTAATATATTAGGTTTGAGTGATATATAATTATGGAAAAGATTAAATTTGATCCTGAAGTTTTTAAGAATTTGTGTGCAATGTGTTGCACAACTATTGAAATTTGTTCGGTGATGGGTTTGTCTAAAACAACTTTATCCAAGTATTGCAAAGAAATTTTTGGGATGGGTTTGTTAGAATCGCAAAAAATATTTAGAAGCATTGGATATACAAAGCTTCGCAGTGCTGGTTATCAAATGGCTTTAGACAATCCCCAGATGTGGAAATTTTTTGCAACGAATTACTTGGTCAATTGTGAAACAGGCAAATTAATGACTGATAAACAATCAATAGATGTTACAACTGATGGAGAAAAGTTAGGAAGTAAAATTGATGAGTTAACAGACGAACAGAAAATGAAAATTGTTGAAGATTTAAAAGAAAAGGGTATAGACATAACTGAATAATAGGGGATTGTATGCTTAGTGTCAATGTAATGTGCACATATGGTGAACATGATATTTTGGTTCGTTGTATTAAATCTGTTTTAGAGGCTCAGGTTTTTGAATCAATACACATATTGTTACCTACTAATTATTGCAAAGATAATCTTTTGTTTGATGCGGTTGAAAATTGTAATACATTAATTGTTGATTCAAATATTAAAATTTATACACATGAATATGAGTGGAATAATGATTTTTCACAAGCAAGGAATTTTTTACTATCTAAAACTAATGAAAAGTATGTTTTGTGGCTTGATTGTGATGATATAATATCTAAGTTAAATATAGATAAATGGAATGAAATTAAATCACTTGTTAGTTTTCATTGTCCGGATGTTTTGTGTCTTACGCATGATTGTTATGATAATATTGGTGTGTTTGATTGTTCACACAAAAGTGGAAAATTAATTAATAAATATACAATGAAATTTGATGGTAAAATACATGAAGAGCCTGTTAGTATTAAAATGGGAAGTAAAATAAAAACTATTTTTGTGCGTGGGATATCAATAGAACACAGGCCGATTAAAGAACCGTCAAAGAGCACAATAAGAAACTATGAAATATTAAAACAAATAAGAAATAATTGCCAAAGTAATGAATCAGACAAGTATGATTTTTTTTATATACGTGAATGTAGTTTGTTAGGTTACGATGATGAATGTTTGGATCTTAGTATTGATTTTATACTTAATAGGCGCGGCAACACTGTTATGCAATATACTGTTGCTTGTTATTTGAGCTGTTATTATCTTGGGCAATATATTAAAATAAAAGAGAATGAAAAATTTATTTCATTAGCAGAAACATATGCGCGAATTGCAATGAGCTATTGTTCAGAAATGGCTGAGCCTTATGTCTATCTTGGGAGGATTTATATTTTTAAAGGTTTATATAAAGAAGCAATTGATTTTTTAAACAAAGCCTTATCTTCTAATATTGATATTAATTTTCCTGCGCCCCAAAAAATAAAAATGTACAAAGAAATACCATCTATAATTTTAGCAGAGATTTATTGTGAAATTGAAAATTTTGAAAATGCATTGTTATATCTTAAATACGCCATGGAAACTAATCGTGATAACAATTTAATTGAGTTAAATACTTATGCATTGCAAAAAATAATTAGTAAAAACATTTCTGCCAAAACGGTGAGTTGTGATTTTAAAACATTAATACAACAGTAATTTTTTTTGTATATAATATAATATATATAGGAGTTAATTTGGAAGACAAAAACAAAGATATTGAACAAAAAATAGCTAGCACATTAAATTTGGATCGTGATTTTTTTATTACGACTCCATACGGGAAAAATCTGTCTGTAAATGACATTACTGAGAATCCATATAATTATCAATATTGGATTTTCTCAATGTGCAAAACTATTTGTCTTAATTGTTTGAAAATTGATTGGAAAATATGCGATAAAAAAAACAAGAATTTGTTTTTAGATGATCATGAAGTGACGGAATTGTTGGAATGTCCAAATCCATGGCTTTCAGAGACGGCATTTAAAGAGATGATCATATTGGGTTTATTATTATCATCTGGTAAGAATTTCGAAGATACAGGCGGACAAGTTTTTATAGTAGGTGAGAAGAAAAAGGGCAAAGGAAATTTTTGTTTTTTCGACAAGGGTGAAATACCACAAAATTTGTTTTGTTATTGGGAAAAACGTCAACAATATTCTTTCGGAGCTAAATTAGATAAAAATGGAAGTTTTTCACACTGGTGTCTCGAATGGAATGATAATTGTAAAACAAAAATAGATTTTGAGCCCGGACAAGTTATTAGAGTGAATTTTTTAAATCCGAATAACTGGTACAGAGGCTTGTCATGGTTTACTCCAGCCGGTAACCAAACATATCAAGATATTTTGAGTGATGTGTACAATTCAATGTTTTTTGAAAATGACGGTCGTGTTGCTGGTATTTTGAAATTTAAAGATGAGATGACCGAAGAGCAGTTAAGGCTATCAATGCAACGTTGGAATCAGAATTATGGATCTGCGGGTAGAAATGGCAAAATAGCTGCTCTAGACAATGGTGCTGAATATCAACAGTTTTCTCCTACCCACTCTGATATGCAATTTAAAGATTTGAAAGATTTGACGCATTCAAATCTTCTTGCATGTTTTGGATTGAATAAAATAGCTTTGGGAAATTATGAGAGTATAAATTTTGCTACTATTAAAGAGGGACGCAGAATGTTATACCATGACACTTATATACCTTTGGTTAAAATAATTTTATCTGCATTTAACAATCAATGGATAAGGCACATTGGTAACGGTAATTTAAGATTGGTATATGATGTTTCTAATGTTGATGCAATGATGCCTGATTATTCTAATTTACCCGGCCCTTATCAAGCTTTAATAAATTCAGGTGTTCCTCCAGTTGTTGCGGCTAGAAAATTAGGTGTATCATTCACAGAGTCGGAAATTGAAGAATACCCTTGGTTAAATGAAAGAGTAAATAATAGTTCATTTGTTTTAAACAAACCGAATAAAGAAAATATAAAAAATGAAGATGAAACTGATGATGAAAAAGATGGAAAAAAAAATACCGATAAAATAATTAAAAAAACATTAGATCAAAAAATAGAAAAAAATAGGGTTTATAATAAAAAATTTCAAGATGAAGAGATGCGACCTATTGAAGAAAGTTTTTTGAATAGATTGTATAAAACGAATGAATGGTTGAATGATCGTTTAGTGGATAAAGTAAATAATTATTACACCAATTTAAATTCTAAGAATATTAGTAGTATTGTTATTAAAAGTGACAAAATTGATCCAGAAGAATTCATGCCAAATTTTAAACTTTATAAAATAAAGTTTTTGGATGATTATAAAAAAATGGTAAAAGATGTTACCGATAAATTGTCAGTAACCTTACCAAATGAAACTAATGGTATTGTTGTTTGGGATAGCAATCCGGAAAAATGGAAGAGGTACGTTGCTCTTAGAAAAAAACAAATAGAAGAAATACATACTACTACATTTGAAAAGTATAGAGAAAAAATAGGCGAAGCATTAAAAGAATCGATGGAAAACGATTTGATTTTATCAGAACAAAGGGAATTGATATTAGAGGCGATTTCTGAAACTGGTGAAATCAGAAAAAATCAATCAGTAACAATAGCTAGAACAGAAGTTGGTACAGTCACATCTCAAGAAAGGTACGATAGTTATGTAGAAAATGATGTTGAAATGGTTGAATGGTCTGCCTATCATGATGACGCTACACGTGACTCACATATAGCTTGTGAACAAGAAGGTCCAATTAGATTGGGAGATAGATTTTCTAATGGTTTGCTACATCCTGGTGATCCTAATGGTGATCCTAGTGAAGTAATAAATTGTCGTTGCACATTATTAGTTACACAATAAATAAAGGGGCTTAAATGTCTACGTATACATTTCCGCAAAGAAGAGCGGTAGAACAAAACAAACCCAATAGTGAAGTTTTAACATCTACATATGCCAATACTCCATTACATGATGTTTTGCCTATTGTTTTAGGTAAAATAGGTTCTGATGTTCTCAATGAGACATTGACAATAGATACTGTAATAAATAGTGGTGTATCTTTCACAATGCGAAGTAAGGGAGTTACTGATAGACAACTATTGGAATTTGGGAGACGAGCTTTGCGTGGTATGCTAAATAGTCAAATGACACACATAATAATGGACGAGCCTTCGTTTGATAATATAATGGACGGTTCAACCGATGCCATAAAGGATAATAGATATTATAACACTATGTTGCGTGTTGTGTGGGTTATAGCTAAGGATATTATAGTATAAAAAACGAAAGGCTTTAATATGGCACTGCCTGCTGGAACTAAATACTATGTAAAACTTACTATTAATCAAAGTTTGTTGGGTGAAAATAATGACAGCTTTTTGTTTTGTTTTCTTTTGGGTAATGTTAATAGTGATTTATTTTGGGGTGAGATAACAAATCAAAACAATTTGGCTGTTGTTGATGCAATTAGTGAGAATTTGTGTAATAAATCTACACTTGGATTTGTAGATAAAGGTAGTAAAGAAGGTATTTTGTATTGGCATGGTAATACTCATTCCAATGCAGAATTTTATTTATGTGTAGGATCACAGTTAAATAACAGTGATACAAATGTAACATTTAGTGACGCTGGTGTCGTACAATTATATCCTTGTTGTGATGCTTATGGAAGCACAACTATAAAAGGTGTCTCAAGTGATGCTACTATTGTTGGAAGTGATATATTCCTTGGTAGTACATGGTTTTATAGAGGAATAATTAGGCCTTCTGTAACTAACACATCATATATAATAGATAACACGGCATCTTTACCATCTGGTGATCGTACAATAGAGTACATATTTTATTTAGACTCTATTCTTGATGTTTCTAATCCTATTATGTATACTGATGGTCAGATGACTCAATGGATATCAGCTTATGTATCACCGACACGTGGTTTAATGTCAAAAAATACACCATCACAAGCTATATATAACAAATCGTCGGACTCGGCTTTTAATAGTGGTAGTTTATATCATGTAGCCGAAACAATCAAAACAGATGGAAAGGTTACTTTTGTAATTGATGGTTCTGTTTCTGGCGTGGTAGATCAAGTAGGTGATGTTCTATTGGCCGGTTCTTATATAAAAATGTGGGAAGCCAAAAATTTGATTTGGAACAGGATTGCGGGTTACATGGAACAAATAACTTTTTGGAATTATAATTTGACTCCAGGACATTTAATGTCGCGAAATTATATGTTTTCAAGTAATGCGTTGTTTTTTGGAAATGATTTTACTTTATTATCAGCCGGCAAAAAACTTGTTAAAAACAGAGTGAATATGATCATGAGCAACTGTATGTAATATAATTTGTATATAATATATATAAGGTGGACATAATGGAAAGTAAAAAAAATTTTTCTCTTAAAAAAGAGGAAGGAACACCATACGCCTTTTTGGTTATGGCAAATAGAGAAGAGGTTTTAAAAGTATACGTTAAAACTAAAATTGTTATTACTGAAAAAAAACCAGTGCCACGCAAAAGCGATGATGATCCAATAGAATATAAAAATAAAGATGTTGTTAAAGAAGTTGAAAATGTATTAATGATTGCGGCCAATGTTAATTATGTCGATTATTTGGGTCAAAAAAATATAAAATATACATACACAACACCGTTGATACAAATAAATAATTTAGTTGATGCAAATTGTGATAATGGTGTTGTTTACTTTCTTTATTTGTAGGTTTAAATGCAAAAAATTTTATGTAAAGAGTATGTAGCTAACACTAGGAGCGTGTTTGTAACTAAAGATGAGGCAATGCGTCTTTGCTCAACTATTGGCTTAGAGTACCATGATGGATTGGAAAAAAGGATATTACAGCATACAATAACAGATGCAACCCAAGATCATTCAGGTGATGTTGTAATTCCAGACGGTGTAGATTTTTCTGATTTTTTTCCTAAAAATCCCGTTGTAATGGGTTTTCATGATTATCATAATATGCCGATTGGTAGTTGTGTTAAGATCTGGTTGGATAAGAGATTTGGTAAACTTAATGCTTGGACATTATTTTATGATAATATAATTGATCCAACCGGAAAATCTGATGCTATGTATAAAATGTATAGCTCTGGTGCTATAAAGGGAGTTAGTATAGGTTTTCATGGAATAGATGTTATTTACCCTAAAAATGAAAAAGAGAGAGAAGAGCTTGGTGTAGGTGAACATGGAAGATATATCAAATCTTGTAAATTGGTTGAGTATAGCCTTGTTCCAATACCTTGTAATCCAAACGCCTTGACAATGTATGAGGCTATAGGTGTAGATATAAAATCAATTTTAGTTGGAGATACTGTTGATTTTGTTGAAGATATTGAAAGTAAAATTAATAGTTATATACATTCAAAAAATATCGGTACAATGGATGATGAGGAAAGTATGGCAATTAATGAATTGGTTAGTAAGTTAGTTTTGGAGATAGATAGTTTAAAAAAGATTGTTGAGGCACTAACAATAGAATTTAAAAATTTTAATGATGCTTCTAGTAAAGAAGAGCAAGAACTTAAAAATGCTGAGATAGAAAAAAAGAAAAAAGATGCGATTGAGGCAATAAAAAAAATATTTAACTGTAAGGGGTAAGATATGGATTTTTCTAAATTTTTGTCTGTTGTTAAAAAGGTTGTGCAGATCGTCACTGCAATACTTGCAGTGCTTGAAACACAAACTGGTAGTGTTGTAAAGAAAATTTTAAAAAAATAATAAGGAGTTTTGAGATGGAGCTTGAATTAAAAAGTATAGTGAGTGAGTTGCAGAATTACAAGAATAAAATTGAGAGTGATATTAAAGGTTATTCAGATAGTAATTCGGCTGAAATTAAAAAATTGAAAGACCAACTCGATGAAATCAATAAACAAATAGCTTCGGTAAATGATGCTATTAAAGCACGTGATTTAAAAACCATACCAGGTTTTGATGATATTAAATCGGAGCGTGAGAAATTTTCTATTCGAAATTTCATTTTTGCATGCGCTGAAGCAGCGTCAAGAGGCTGTCACTGGAAAGATATAGCACCTTACGAGTATGAGGTTATATCGAAAATCAACCCGCCTGGACGTGTTATTACAAAAGGTTCTACAGCTTCAAATAGCGAAGGTATGGGATATTTAATTCCAAATTCTTTGTCTGATGAGATAATTGAGTTGATGGTTCCAAAAATGCCAATGTTATCTCTTGGCGCAACTGTTCTTAAAGGCTTAGTTGGTAATTTGTATCTTAATAAACACACACAACGTAATACCGGTTACTGGATTGGAGAGACTGAGACACCTACTCCTAGTGGAAACTTGTTACAACAGATTCAGTTGTCACCAAAACGTTTAGGTGTTGTTGATGCACTATCACGCACTTTGTCACAACAATCACGTGGTGTTGCCGATACTTTTATCAAGCAGCAGATGGCTATTGAGGCAGCGCGTACTTTTAACGCTGGAATGATTTCGGGTACTGGGTCTCTTCGGCAGCCTAAAGGTATACTTAATGACAAATATTCATTAACTAGTGCGCCAGGTCAAGCTCCAAATGGTCAACGGCTTAAAGTTAATGACGCGGCTTGTATGGTACAAGCACTCGACAATCTTGATGAATTGATTGATAGCGGTAGATTCGGGTTTTTGATGCATCCACAAGCTTTGTGGGCACTCAAAAAAGAACGGGTATCTTTGTATTCGGGTCAACCTTTAGGAACTGGCCTTCCTATTGGTGGTTTTTTAAATTCAATTTTAACCGATGAACAAGTAAAGCAATCGATGGGTTATCCTATTGCAACTACAACTTTAATGCCTAAAAATTTGACTTGTGGTACTTCTTCGACTTGTTCAAATGTTGTTTTTGGTAATTTTGCACAAGCATTTATCGGTTTTTGGAATGAACTTGAAATTAGAACTTCTGACACTGCCGGTAATGCATTTGTTAATGATATGATTTATATGGTCGCTTTTCATACGGTTGATTTTCAAATTGGAAGAGAAAGTGCATTCTGTAAACGTTCTGACATTGAGACAAACGAGGCTAATTGGTAATAATTAAGGGTGATATTATTCACCCTTTCAAATTTTTAAATTAGAAAAAAATGGAGAAATAAATGTATAATGGCAATTTAAAAGGAGCGATAACACAGCAAGTATTGCATAGTTTGAATCAGTCTAGTACTGAGGCAACTTTGTATAATGGTAGTGTTGTTGCTGTTACAGGCAACGGTTTTGACACAACTAATTACGATGAAATGCTGGTGTATTGTGTTACAGGTAGTTCGCATACTGGAGCTATAAAAGTGGATTTTGTACATTCGGATACAAACGATCCAGCTACTGCTATTCAGATTGTTAGCTTAGCGCCTATGTCACCAACACAATATGGTCAATCAGCAAGTACTGCAGCTTTTGGCACTATTACATCTGCGTCTGCAATTGGGGTTGGTTCTTTAAGATCAAAAAATGCATGCAAAAGGTATATGTGGTCACGTGTCTATCAGACAGCTACTACTTGCCAGTTTTTTATATATGCTATAGCTGGTGCTTCTGATAAAAAACCTCTTAATACTTTGATAGGTACAAATCTTGTCTTTGATGCAGGTTATTAATAATAATATTAGGCTGGTTTAACCACCAGCCTATGGGGCTACAATGAACCTTACATCCTACGAGCGCATGCGTCGATACGCTGCATCAATCAACGATAATAAAATAAATGATAATACTTCTTTTAGACGCGGTATATTGTCTCAAATACCTGTTGTAAGCAGTGATATTGAGGGTTATATTAATCGTAAATGTGAGACAGGTCAATATACAGAGTACTACGATGTAACGTACAATCAACGCTTGTATCAAGTTCAGAATTATCCTATATCAACAATAGATGAGATATCACTTGATATAGAAGGGCAATTTGATGGATACGAACAAGTATTGTCTTCAAGTGATTACACGTATGATGAATATAGAAGTGGTATAGTTCTATTGTGTTCACAATGGTGGACTGGTTTTAGATCAATAAAAATTAAGTATGTTGGTGGTTTAGCGAGTAGCGCTATTAATTCGGTTTACACTTTGTCATCTGTAAGTGGCACTATAACACCTGGATTATATTGCATTGGTGACAGTTCGTTATCATGCGGTATTGTTCGATCTACAAGTGCTACAGTGCCATCTGTTAATGTAGAGGTGTTATATGGTGTGTATACAGTTGGTGAAGGACTGAATTTTTATTCTAGTGAAGACGGATCTGGAACATATTTAGCAAGCTCTATTTTGCAGTCCAAGACTTCTATTGCTTTATGCGAAAGTCATCCTTCGATTGTTAATGCAGCCGAAGTAGAAGTGTATTACAGATACAGGCATAAGGGTAACTTTGAAAATGTATCTACTCAAAAAGATGGTACTAGTGTTCGTACTCAAGGTGAAGCCTGTTTGAGACCTGAAACAAAAAATCTTCTTAAAAAATATAGACGCATTGCAATGGGGAAATGATGAATTATCCATTCGATTTTTTGAGTGCGCTTAAAATCACACTTAAATTTGAAGGTGGGTTAAATAACGATCCTAAAGATTCGGGTGGTTTGACAAATTTTGGGATTACTCAAAGTGTATATAATACATATCGTAACTTTAAAAAGAAAAATTTACAAAGCGTTGAGTTAATAACACCTGAAGAATATAAAGAAATATACTATAAAAATTATTGGCAAGCCGGATATTGCTACGACAGTTCGTTTAGTTCACCGCTTAATTATTTGCATTTTGACACATGTGTTAATTTAGGTCCCAAACGCGGCATTATGATTTTGCAAGAGGCAGTAGGTGCAGTCCAAGACGGTGTATTTGGCTACGAGACTAAGTCAAAGATTATTTGTAAGTCTTATGAGTTATCAATATTGGATTATGTGAGTTCAAGAAAAAGATTTTATGTTTTTTTAGCGCAAAAAAAACCAGAAAAATACGATTGTTTTCTTAAGGGATGGATTCGTAGGGCTAATTATTTTTTAGGTTTAATATAGGTGCAGCAGTATTAGAGTACTGAAACCACTGCACTTATTGTATTACTCAAAAATTACACACAATAACTGGTATGTTTTTATCTTTTGAAATTTTTATCATAGATTTTGTGCCATTTCCTCCTTTGAATGCAATGCATAGATCAGCAACCTCAGCCATTTTATAATTTCTTAAATAACCCGCGGCTTTACCGTGTTTTTCCCATTCAGCTCTGTATTCCATTACTGGGAGATTTAATTCTTTGGCTATTTGATAACCGAACATATCAGCCCCTTTTGCCATACCACATATTATGCATTTGACATTTAAAAGTTGTATTGTTTCAACAAGCCAAAGTTTGTGATCGTTATTTGGTATAAAATCTCTACCACCACAAATTATAGCTTTTGTTATTTTGTCCATATTTATTTACACTTTCGAAACATATTATGCATAAGAATCAACACATTCGATTTTACAAACACAACTTATAGTGAATATTGAGCTTGAATTATAAAAATTGTGTTCTTTGACAAAATGGTTATATGGTGTATCATTGTTTGATACTAAAAAACAAGTCATGCCTTTGTCTACACCTTCTATTACTGTTTCAGCTCTGTCTTCAACCAAAATTTTTATTCCATGATCAATACAATAATCGATTTTGTTTTTTGTAAGAACTAACTGTATTGTATTGTTATCAAGTTCGTCGGAAGGGTCAAGTGATAATTTGGTACCAATTTTATCAGTTATATTGTTTTTTATAGATTCAAATGTTGATTCTTCAGTTACTTTTTCTCTTGCAGTTATTATATAAATCTTGAATCTTTTCATTAGATTTAACAACAGACTGTTAACGCACGGATAGTATTCTAGATCATTAATTATTTTGGGGTCGCGGATAAGTTTTTTGAATTCAGCTCTTATATGTTCGTTTATATCGGACATGTCGTATTTTTTTGATGTTGTATTACTAAAAAATACAGCATTGCTCAAATCATCACCTTTTTTTATAATGTTTTCTTTAGCCATAAGAATCAAGTTACTTTTAAATTTACATAGCACTCCGTCCATATCAAACGCTATTTTTTTCATTGTATATCCTTTCTATTTTATGATGTTATTCACTTCCAACGACATTGCAATGACATATATTGCATTTTGTTGGACAGTGGCAATAAATTCTTATATTCGCCTGATCTTTGTTTATTTTTTCGATTTCTTTTTGTATGTACTTAGATAAGTTTCTTTCCATCAGCTCTTTGTTTGATTTTACTGTCAAAGAATCTTTTGCTAATATTTTTTTGTTTTTTTTCATATTTTGTGTCCTATGTTATTTTTTGAAAATTTTTAACATCATCGAAAACATTAAAACCGTCTTTGGATGAGATGAAAATCATTGTATCACCAGTTGGTAGATTCCAAAAAAAGGGTAAATTAATATTTGGAAAGTATTTTAAAGCCCACATTTTGATTTGATCTCTAGTTCCTTTATAGTATGTATTAGCTATGTCTCCATCCCAGTGATAAGTTATTAACTCAAATATTTCTTCTCCGAAAAAATTTTTTTTGTCTGTTTTGGTAATGTACAAATTTAATGGGTTTTTACTTTTTTTAAACATAGTTTTTCCTTTTATTATTTGTTTACCAAGCTACTGTTATCGACTCTATTTTTTAGTTCAGTTAAAGGAATTATTGTAATTTTAGGGCCAACAAGTATATGTGAGTTATTAATAAACTCGACAGAATCGTACTTGTCAATTCCGATTAAAAGATATTGATTCAATTTTGTCGAGTACAGAATTTTTTTGCATAGAGCCATGCACTTGACATTGAAATCCCCTGAAGACCATTCTACTATTATTATGTAGTCATCCGGTGCTGCTTCTAAGATATTAAATTGATAATACTTTTTAATATCCATATCTTTTGCACTCAAATCGAAACAAGACAATAGTATGCAAAAAACTATCCATGACCATATGCCTGTAAATAACACTGCTGTTTTGTTCATAAAAACTCCTTTTGAAAAATTATATTAATTTTAAAAAATCATCTATCGACTTTGTGTCTTCCAATGACTTTCTTATTTTCTCTATGTCTATTCCTTTACCTCCTTCAGGTTCTTTTGTGTTATGAACATCATTTTCAACAGATGGAAGCGCATTGTAGAAGTAAGGTTGTATATTGTCTTCATATATTTCTAAACGGTGGATGTACACTTTGCGTGCTGCGTCTGGCATAACGTATACAACTCGGTATAAATCATTATGGATTTTAATTGCTACTATTTCCGTTCCTTTTGACAGCGTAACATTTTTTTTGACGTTTTTTTGATCGGTAAATGTTACAATGGTATCATATTTTAGTGTGATTATACATAGCATTACATGTCCTCCTTTTGTTTTGATTTACCAAACAACCTAGCGGTGGAAATATATATTATAATCCATGTTATCAATGATAACATAAGGATTAACAATCCCTTGTATAGTTGTATTAGTCCGACATCATTGAAAGAAATAACATAAACTACAATTGGAGCAATCACCATCACAATCAAAGCTGTTATTATTTGTATAATTGTTCCTAAAATATCCAATGTTTCTTCGCTTGGTTTCATTGTACCCATCCTTGTTATATTGATTTCACGTTTCTAAAAAAATTTGCATGTTTTTGCAATGTTTTGTTATTGATAAATATATCATTTCCAATTATTTTTATTTCACTTTTATGAATGATTATGTACTCAGTTGTTGTCCACACCTTCTTTTTTAGTTCGATATAACATCCTGTTTTTTGATTGATAGTGAAGATTTTTGTTAATTTTGTCATTTCGTCCTCCTTGTTATATATAAATTATACAACTTTTTCAGGGAAGAGTCAATACTTTTGATTAATTATTTTTCTATTTGTTCCAATACCTTGTTAAATCCATTGTTATAGTTGTTGACTGTATTTTGAAAACTTTTGAACGTAAAAAAACCTATTATCATTGTGATTGTTATTATTGTGATTATTATTGTTTTCATTTTTTACCCCTTTTTTGTATTTGTTGTGTCTCATTACTACTGTATAATAAGTATACCACTGATTCATGATATTGTCAATAATATTTTATATGTTTTTTAATCTTAAAATACAAAACCCATAAAAATAAACGGTTTATGGGTTTTGTATTAATATCAGTGTTTTTTTAATTTTTAATCTCAGCAAATATAGCACCATAATAATCATGATCTACAACTTTGTAACATTTTATGTTATTTGAATATTTCTTGTAAGCCATTGTAAATTTTTCACCATTTTGGCCGATTTTGTCTTCGATATGATCAATAATTATAACTTTGCCGCTTGTTAGTCTAATTTTTTGGATTTTCATTTTGACCACCTTTGCTTTATACTTTAACTTTGTAATAAGTTAAAATAGCATCGTAATTATCATAGATTAAGTGTTTAGCAAACCACAAATCAAAACCATATTTCTTCATGACCATTCTAGTCAATGTTATTTTTGATGTTTCACCAGAAAAAACTAATTCTTTGAACGTTTTCAAAGTTTCCAAATCTATTTCATATTCAATCTCATCCAGAAACTTAAACAACAGTAATCTTTTCTCGCAATCACACTCTGCTTTATATCTCAAATCAATAAGTTCATATTCGTGTTTCAAGTCCATATCAGTCTCCTTTGTTAAAACATTTTAAACATTACCTAAGATACTTATTTCTTATATAATAATTATACAACCCAATATTAATGTTGTCAATAATATTTTGATTTGTTTTTTTAAAAAAATATTATATTGTTAATATGAACGTTAAATATTTGAAATCAAAAATAGATATTATCGAAGTGGTTGAAAAATATACAGTTATATATAAGGTAGGGAAAGATTGCAGATGCAAATGCATTTTACACAAAGATTCAAATCCATCTATGCATATCTATGTTGATAATACTTGGTATTGCTTTGGATGTCGTCGCGGTGGAGATGTTATATCATTTGTTCAACTTGTTGAAAATATTAATTTTACAGAGGCGTGTAAACTACTTGCCCAACAATACAATATTAATATAAGTATATCTGGTGGAGACTATAAACCATATAATATAGTGTATCCATTGGCTTTAGACGGTACTTGGCATGATTATCTTAGGCGTAGACGTATATCTGATACTACAATCAATCAGTGGGGGCTTGGCTATGACTGCAATACATCATCAATATGCATACCAATACGTAATAGTTTCGGTGCAACAATAGCCCACGCCTATAGGTATATTGGACATAATAATACAATATCCAAGTACCGTAATGCCAATGGAAATGTGTACAATAAGAGTAGTACACTGTTTGGGTTGGATAAAGCTAAAAAATATATAGACACATCTAATTATTGCATTATTGTAGAGGGATATTTTGATTGTATTTCTCTTCATCAAGCCGGAATACGTAATGTTGTAGCTATTTGTGGAGTAGCCTTGACTCAACAAATGATAGACATTATTAAAAGACATACCAAGAATGTTGTATTTTGTTATGATAATGATACGGCAGGAATAAATGCAACAGTTGATAGTATAACTAAGTCTATAGGGCAAGATTTTTGTATTAAAGTTTTAGAGGTGTGTGATTATCATGATATAGACGAGCTTGTTGTTGGGAGTACACCAGAACAATTACATAAATTTTTGTGTAGTAAAATACATTGGATAGATTTTATGTACAAAAATATGCCACAGAATATTATACAATGTTTATGCAGTGTCGGCGATATATCATATATGATTGGATGTGTTGATCGATTGTCAGAAATATCTAATGTGTCTGCAGATATAATTTTTTGTAAAATGATTAAAAAAATAAATAAAACATCACGTTTATATAGTGATTTTGTTAAATTTATTAAAAATGGAGGTATCAATGGATAATTTAATTTATCATTCGACAGATGGGCGTTTTTCAGAAGCCGCATTATTAGAATGCAAAAATGGTGTATCATTTCTTAGCGATAAAAAACAAATGGATTTGATTTATAACCATGAAACTAAAAAATATACTATAGTTGCAAGTCATTCATTATGCAATATATTTGAGAGACGTATTAATTTTGAAGGTCTTGGACAATATGATCTTTTTTGTATTTACAATTTAATAGGTTATTTTATAAGGCAAAATGGTGGTGAGGTTTTATAATAATGGATAGCCAATTAATTGATAATCTTGTTAATGGTTATCATAGAGCCAAATACATAAATTTTATCAAGTATTGTTGGTTGTATACTAATCGACCATTTTTGATAGGGTACCACACAAAAATAATATCGGATGAGATCGATTTGGCGCTTAAGAGATACAAAGACGGTCAATCATCTTATTTGATGTTTTTGTGTTGTTTTAGGTCGGGGAAAACCGAGTTGACATCTCGGTTTTTGCCTGTCAGATTTTTGGCTCAAAATCCAGATGATGAGGTTTTAATAGTATCTCACAGACAAGATAAAGCTAATCAATTTAGTCGGTATAGCCAAATGATTGCATCTTCTAAAAATTTTAAAAAATTGTATCCAGATTTAGCCATTGGAAAAGCTTCTGTGCAGGAATGGGGTTTTGATAATCATTTGGGGTCTTGCCAGTATATAGGTATAGATACTGGATCGGCAGGTATGGGGGCTAATCTATTAATACTTGATGACTATTATGGTGGTATAGAAGATGCGCTATCACAAACTATAGAAGAAAAAAGATGGAACGCATTTAGTTCAAATTTGCTGACCAGGCTTGGCAGTCCGCATATAGTAGCGATATGTGTTACACCCTGGACTACGTCTGATATAGTTGCACGAATACAACAAGAAATGATTAAAACCAAAGACTATCCGCAATATAAAATTTTACGATTTCCCGGAATAGATGAGTCATATCCGTCAGGTTATCTTTTCCCTGAAAAATACCCTGAGTCATGGTATATTGCTCAAAAAGCTACCCTTAGTAAATATGAGTTTCACTCTTTGATGCAGGCACAACCATTACCACGTGACGCGGGTGTATTCAAAACTTCTAAAATTAAATACTATGATGATATAAGTGATGTTATTGATGACCCAGAGTCAATTATATGGATTAGGGCATGGGATATAGCTGCATCAGTTAAAGAATTAATTAAGAGTGATCCAGACTGGACTGTCGGCGTCAAAATGTTTGTCAAAAAATATGAAAGCAATGTTGATGGTTACTATGTACACACGGTGTATATAGATGATATAATAAGGGTTCGTTTTGAGGCACCTGAGCGCGATAGGCTTATACTGAGTACGGCTTTGGCAGAAAGTAATACCATAGTAGGGGTAGAGTCATTTGGGGTTCAGAAGGACGTCTACAGCAACGTACGCAAGCTTCTACAGGGCAAACGTATAATACGCAAGTTCCCTGATGGAAAAGATCCTCGTGGAGATTTGTTATCAAGATCGTTTGCTTTACAAACTGCGTGTGAAAGCGGTAACCTTTATGTCAAACGTGCCGATTGGAACGAGGCTCTAATCAATGAGTTGGCGTGTTTTCCAGGCTCAAAACATGATGATATTATAGCTGCAATGGTCGTAGGATTTTACGTTGGACAACGTAGCGGAACCGGTGTAGGTGTGATGGTTGACACACACAGTATTGAGGTAGAGCGTGAAAATAAATGGGGCGTGATATTAGGGCAGATAATCGATGGATATGAGCCTACGATAAGTCAGACGGATTATATACGCTTTGTAAGGTATAGGCTTGTTGAGCATGCTGGTAAGGAGGAGAATAGTGCGGTGGTAGAGTTGATGAATTCTATCATCAAAAAGTTAGATATAGAATACGATTATGAATCGTTTAAAGTGGTGTAATTAGTTGTTTCACATAATTTTTTGGTTTAAAATCACAAAGGAGTTTTTATGGATAATGAGACAAAGAAATTGTTGATCGAAGAACTTAAGGACAGAAAAGAAGAATTGTTGGACAAGATATCAGATATAAAAACTTTTTGCAAGGAGCAGCTCGAATGTCATTTTAATGATTTTTTAGATTCTTGTTATCCTACCATAGAGATAGCTGATAGGGAGTTTAGGCCAAGCAAAGTTTTAGCTAAACTAGATTCTGTTGCTTATGAAATGGATTTTGAATCGTGGCTTGATGATTTAACCCATAATGATCTTAAAAAGATTGATATATTTTCCGAATTGATTGAAAAACTTGAAAAAACAGTATCGTTATTAATCACGCTTGAAAAAGAGTAGAATTGTAGACATTGCAAATTGTTAACCAAAAGTAAAAATGTGATTTGAGTCACGGTCTATAATTAGTCAAGCCATACTAAAGTATGGTTTTGATTATAATCGAACCCTGGGCTTATTAGGGGCCTTATAGACAATGTTGTATTTAAAACACACTTCAGAGGAAAAATAAAATAAAAATATAAGATTGATCTTGACATCTTTTGTGAATTGTTGTATACTTTTTATATGATGAATTAATAGTTAGACAATATGAACAAAGGAGTCTGTATGAGTACCATGTTAGTAAAAGATTTAGATAAGAATTTAGCCTTACTTACGAAAGGGATAGAAATTCGAACCACAATGAGAAAGATCGGGTACAGCAACATTGAATATGGTTTCAATTTTCTTTTTGTGAAATATAAAAACAAAAAGAAAACACAGATTCTTTCTGTGTTTGGTGGTGAGGATTTGATACCTTTTCTACAAATAGATGTAGTCGGTTACCTGCAAGATAAGAAAGTAATTGAGCTTAAAAACAAAAAAGTGCTTGAAGAGGAGGTACCGCCATCTATATGTATCCTTCTCTGGACTCTTTTAATTTCTTCAGCAACGGCGCTAATAAGTGCCTCTTTGGAGTCATTTGGTTTGAAAGATTTGTCTTTCAATATATGGGTTGTATCGATGATCGAAATGGGTGTAGGTTTGGCGTTAGGCATTGTAATTGATTGGATTTACATGTATAAAAACAGAATAAAATAATTCTTGACAACTTTGGCGAATTGTTGTATACTTAGATAGTAATAATTACCAACCCTAAAATAGAGGTGACTTATGATAACAAATAAAGAAACCTATAAGACAAAATGTGATTATTGTAATAATGAATTTGATATTAAGGATTTGTATTCAACAGGTGGCTCAGAAGTTTTGTGCGAAGATTGCCTCGATCAAAATTATCCTTTTGAATGCTCAGGATGTGGGGGGCGATATAAAGAGTCTGAAATTACCTTTATAAAAGGATCGGAAGCTTTATGTGAAGGGTGTAATGTTTAGTTTTTAGTACAACACTATTGTCAAATTTCATGAACAAAGGAATACGTATGAATACATTGTTAGTGAAAGATTTAGATAAGGATCTAGTTTTAGTTCAAAATAACAGCGAAATACAAAAAATAATGGAGGCAATCGGCTACGATAACAATATATACGAATTCGATTTTATTTTCGTCAAAACACAAAAAAAACAGATTGTTTCGGTGTTTGGTGGAAAAGGTATTATGCCTTTCGACCTAAAAGAAGTAACAGAGCTTAAAGCCAAGAAAAAAGAGTACCAAGTTATCAAGGGCGATTATCCATCAGCAGTGCATATACTTATCGGTACATTTTTTGTTTCTTGGTTTACTGGTTTTATAAGCGCTTTTTTCTCGCTATTCTGTTTAGAAGATCTATCCTTTAAGATATTTATTGTATCGATGATCGAAATAGCCGCCGGATTACTGTTGTCTTTAGTTATTGCTTTAATTGAAATTTTCAAAAACTAATAAAATAATTATTGACAGCTTTTGAGAATTGTGATATACTTAGATAGTAACAAGCAAAGGATCCGAAAATGAAGCCTTAAAGAATCAGATTAGTTAACGGAGAGATTGTAATTGTCGATCATGTTCAAGAACAAGAAGATAATTAAAGGATATGTTATGAATAATTTAACCGATTGTCCAGTATGTGGTTCTACAGAAATGAAACGAGTAACTCATAATGAAACCTTCATCTACAAAGGACGTGAAATACAGATTAAAGACTATACAATTTATCAATGCAATAATTGTGGGGAAGGTTTCGCTGATCCAGAAAGTAGGAAAAAAGAAGAGAGTTTACTTCAAGATGAGCAACTAAGTTGATTTAATAAACACAATTGAGGGAGGCTGATATGGTTGTTAATCAAAAGTTAATGTATCATGTCATCAATTTGCGCAACAAAATAACACAAGCAATATCTAACCATAATTATACTTCAGCTAAGGCATTGACACACAAGTTAGTTACATATTGCAAGAAAAATAAAATCAAAATTTAGTTAACAATTTCGTTGAAATTGTGTATATTTAGATAGTACATTGAAAATGGTGTACGTTACACATCAACCTGTTACACTAACAATATAACAACATGATAACAAATATTCGAACAGTTGTTATTTGACCGAGACGTTAAAAAGTATAGAAGTGTAGCGTCCACCACTAATTTATGTTATTGTATTAACAAATCGACCCTCTTAGGCCCCCGTCAAACTCTTTTTGGCGGGGTTGTGGCAAGTAGTTAAAAGATTAAACAAAGGAGTAGAAAAATGAGAGCAATAGTATTAGATGTATCTGTAGGTACGGAAGAGCATGCAGGTGGTATTATGTGTAGTTTCGATGAGGACTGCGCAAGATACATAGGGCAGACTATAGAAGTCCAGCATATGTTTACTGATTGTTTACGATGGTATACCTTGAAAGGAAAATCTACAATTAAGCCTGAAGTAATTTTCCATAAAAATTGGTTAGAATTTGTACAATAAAAGTATGTTTATAGTGTATGAGGTGGTCAATAGATTTGTAACAAAGGAGTAGAAAAATGTCGAGAAAATTCAGAGTGAACGAGAAAGTAAGGAAGTCACCGCCTGAATTCACAAAAGAAAAAAAATGTATAGGTAAAGTTTTAGAATTTGACGACAATGCCTTTTGCAATGGTTGTTATAAGATTAGGCCCAAAGGTTCTTTTGATTTACTCATGTTTCATGGGTCTTGGCTTGATGATGTGCATGAGGACACTCCTGTAGACGATTTACGTACTATTTTAGAGAAAGCAGAAAAGACAAATATAGAAAAATTAGATGAAACACCTATAATGTTTCAGAAATCTTGGCTTGATGAGGTGTATGAGGACACCCTTGTAGACGATTTACACACTATTTTGGGGAAAACAGAAGAACCAAAGTCAGACTATCACAAAGCAAAATATGACAAAGGAAAATATCAACCAAGATACATTCCGGTGATAGCTGAAGAGTTGGCGGCCAGGGTGTTTGAGTTTGGCGGTTGTAAAAACTATGGTTTCTTCTCTTTCCAAGATGTACCGGAAGCTATGGACAGATACATGGATGCACTGAAGCGTCATTATGATGTTCTCATGCTGCATAAACAACAAAATGGAAATTATGATATCAATGAGTCAGAATCACAAATACCAGAGATAGCTTTTATTCTTTCAAACGCTATGATGCTGGTTCATGTATATGTTAGGGAGGCGGCAAAAGCCAAAGGTATGACAATGAGAGAGTATGTTGATAAGGAAATTAATCCGGGCATGTTTACTGCTTTTGATGCGGTAAAAGAAAAATATAATACGAAAAGTTGAAATTTTTTATACTTTTTTGCACATTTTGTATTATATTTGTAAATAACTTTTAATAAGGAGTAAATATGATACTTAAAATCATAGTGTATAGTATGTGTGTAGCCTTATTTACAGGTTTGCATATTGCAGCAATAGTTAAATTTAAACGCTGGTTTAGCTGGCAAAAATATTTACAAATTATAGGCTTAGGTCTTATAGTATTTGCAGTGTCACTATTCACTCTATGTGCTATTCTTGGATAAGGAGTAATTATGGAACTTAAATTCCTTATATCTGTTTTGTGTTTGGCCCTAACTGTGTTTCATACTGTTATTATGTATAACAAACCACTTCAGATAAATAAACACGTACAAGATTTAAGATGGAGTCTTACTATCTTTTTGCTTTCATTATTAGTATACATTAACGTATCCCAATAAAATGAGTTGTTATGGAACTCAAAAACATATTTCTTAATATGTGGCATTTTATCTCTTTTAAATCTTGTATTATGCATTGATATACTTTTTGATTTTGATTTTAAAAATTGGAAAGATTATTTGCAAAGGATAAGTTTATACTTTGTTATATCAATATTGTTTATAGTCCTACAACATACCAATTTTCAATAAAGGATAAAAAAATGTGTGAATTTTTTAGTTTTGTCTCATATAACAATGTTTTTTATTATTTTAATGCCAAGGACAGGGAAAAAAGGTTAGTTCCCAACCCAGATGACCATGAACGAATTTGTAAGTATTTTAAGATTAATGAATATAAGTGTAATAAATACTCATATATTAGAGGGAAACTTAAAACATATGATAAACAATATAAAGGTGACCACCCCAAAAAATTTATTAAAAAGTTAAAACCAAAATTTAGCGAATTATGTTTGGCTGCTGTACAATTTTATGGTTCAAGCATTGGTGGAGTTCCAAACAAATACAGAACTCCAGAGCTTTGTATGTCATCAGTACAACAAGACGGAAGTGCAGTTTATTATTTGACTTCTAAACAAAGGACTAGATGTGTTTGTTTAGCAGCAATACAGCAAGACAGTTGGGCTATTGATTACTTAAATGATGAGCAAAGAACGCCACAGGTTTGTGAAGCGGCCGTTAGACAAGATGCATCAGCGGCCGATTTTTTAACCAAAGAACAAAGAAAATTTGTAGAGTATTTATTATAAGAAAAGGAGTAAAACATGTGCCTTTTTTTTAGCTTTGTATCTTATGACGGCAATTTTTACTATATCAATGCAGAAGATAGAAAAAAGAAGTTACTTAAGAATCCTGACAGTCACACTCAGATATGTACTTTTTTCAAACTTCGGGAGGACATGTGTAATAAATACGAGTATACGAAAGAGAAAGGTTTGGTAATAGATTCCGAAGTTTATGTAGGTGATGATGTTGAAGGATTTATAAAGAAAACACTTCCAAAATTAGTAAAAATAGCTATTGTGACAGTGGTGAATTACGGTAAAGGCATTACCTTTGTTCCAGAAGAAGCACGTACATCAAAGTTTTGTTTAGCTGCAGTGAACCAAAATGGTTCTGCTGTTGTTCATTTAACTGAAAAACAAAGAACTTCAAAGATTTGCCTTGAGGCTGTTAAGCAAAATGGGAACGCAATTTGGCACTTAACTGAAAGCCAAAAAACGCCAAAGGTTTGCCTTGCTGCAGTACTACAGAATAAAGATGCTTATAATTATCTGACTGATTCTTAGAAAAAAAGAGTAGATTTAGCATTAGAAAATAAAAAACAGTAGAAAGGTAGAATATGTGCTGCTTTTTCGGTTTTGTCTCGTATGACAATGTTTTCTATTACATCAACGCAGAAGATAGGAAAAAGAAGTTACTTAAAAATCCTGACAGTCATACTCAGATCTGTTCCTTTTTCAATCTGCCTGAAGACAGATGCAATAAATACGAGTTTTCTGCAGATTTTGGCATTACAGCAGATGCCTTAGAATATAAAGATGACGACCCTGAAGGATTTATAAAAAAAATGTTGCCAAAATTAGTAGAAATGGCTATTGCGACAATTAAAACTTATGGAGAAGGCATTGAGTTTTTATCAGACGAGGAACGCACTCAAGAAATATGTTTGGCTTTGGTTAAAAAGAATTGTGATGCAATAAGACACTTAACTGATAAGCAGCGCACACCTGAGGTTTGTATCGCTGCAGTTAAGAAAGACGGCAACGCCATTGTCTATCTAACGAATAAACAGCGAACGCCAATGGTTTGCCTGGCCGCTGTTCAAAAAAATGGTGATGCTATTAGGTTCCTAACTGCTAAACAACGCACACCAAAAGTATGTAAGGAAGCAGTGAAGAAAGCTGGTTGGACTATTACTTATTTAACAAATGAACAAAAGACTCTAGGACTTTGTATGTTATCTGTGGAAAAGAGTGGTACTAATATCGAGTATGTTCCTAATGAGCTAAGGACACCAAAGCTTTGCTTGACGGCAGTGTTAAAAGACAAGGCGGCTTTTAAATTTCTCAATTATATTCAAAAAGAAGAAGTGGCTATGGCTCTGCTAAAGCGAGTAAAAGCATGCAAAAAATCCGGAACAAAGTAAAAATCTGAAATAAAGGAGTAAAAAATGGGTGGCTTTTTTAGTTTTGTATCGCACAAAAATACGTTTTATTATATTGACGTAAATGGGCGTAAAAACAAGATACTTGAAGATCCTGACAACCATACACAGATATGCGCATATTTCAAACTTCCTGAGAAGCAATGTAATAAGTATGAGTATGTAAAATATGAGTTTTCTTCAGAAGATCCTAACGAGGAAGACGTTAGAGCTGAAAAGATAGTGTACGAAGGCGACGATCCATTTGATTTTATGGAAAAAATACGTCCTATTTTTACAGAATTGTGCATAACAACAGTTATTAATTATGGTAATGGAATCGAGTTCTTAAAGGGCTATCAACGGACACCTGAAATTTGTTTAGCTTCTATTAAAAATAAGCCAGAGTCTATAGAATATTTGACTGATGAACAAAAAACACCACAGGTTTGTTTGGCAGCAGCGAAGAAAAATTGGGAAACTCTTGAGCACATGAATAACAAGCAGAGAACACCTGAAGTTTGTTTAGCGGCTCTTTTGCAAAATATCGAAGCAGCCAGAATATTGACGGCTGAACAGATAACTCCAGAGATTTTACTTGCTACTGCTCAAAAAAATGGAGAAATAATAAAAATTTTATGGTCAAGTCACTTCAGAACACCTGAAGTTTGTCTTGCTGCTATTAAACAAAATTGGATGCTTATTAGTAGTTTGGCTGACGACCAAATAACATTGGATATTTGTATTGAAGCGGTATCACAAAACAAAGAAGCTTATGCTTATGTGCCTTTATCTATGAGAAGAAGACTTCATTCAAAGGTATCAAAAAAATTAAAGAAATTTTTTGAACAAAAAGATGAAGAAAGAATACGTGTAATAGAAGCTCGTGAAAAAGAAGATAAACGCAGGTTAGCTGCTCGGGAAAAGAAAAATGAAATTAAGAAGGCTCTTCGGTTTTTGTTAAAGCAAATAGATTAGTCTTCAATCTTTTTTGTAAGAATAGGATACAAAAAATGCAACTTAAAGATCCTGAATTCAAGAAAATGATTGGAGACCGCATGCTAGACAATGGCGGTTTTACCTACGTCTACGGCGCAGTAAAAGACGGCTCTTCTGTCAGACCTGCTACTGCCTCTACTAAAAGGCGCAAAAGAAACGATAAAAGATCAGTGAAACAAGCTGTTTTGAAAAGAATTTTCAGAGAAGAATTAGAATAGTTGTATGTATAAAATATCAAAAAAAGAACAGGTTTAATCAAAGGTTTTTTTATGAAATATAAAATTGCTATTGATTTAGATGGAGTTAGTTGGAACTTTAGAACACACCCTTCTTCTTATGCTTGGTTTAAATTTGGATATAGTTTAGCTACGTTTCCTAAAAAATTCAGATACGATATGTCAGATTTTCCAAAGAATGTTCAAGAAGAAGCTAAAAAGTATTTGGTTGATGAAAAAAGAATGTCAGATGTGATACCTGTTACGTGTCTTGTAAGTGTTGTAAATGACTTACAAGACAATTACGAAGTAATATTTTTAACAACAAGAGATCCTAAATTGAAATGCACTTCTGAAAAACTTAAGGAAATATTTCAAAAATATTCTTGCAACGTTCCTGAGTTAGTTTACAGTACAGACAAAATAAAATTCTGCGAAGAGCATAGCGAAGTAACAGCTATAGTAGAAGACTGCGCCGAGACTCTCATGAAGGTAACTTTAAATAAAAAGATTAAACATATAAGATGTTTTTTAGTTATTAATGAACATACCAAAGCCTATAACGGTTTCATAGAAAACCATAATATTCCTAGAATAACAAAAATGAAATGTTTGTGTGATATTTTGACAAACATTTATTAATAATTATTTAAAATAACACATCTGATACCATTTTAAGCTTTTATAGTATATTAATACAAACAGTATTTAAATAAATGGAGCAATTATGAAAAAATACATACTTTTAGAAAATGATACAAAAAACTTCGAATGTCGTATATTACATAGAATAAAAGCTGTACGTGATTTTGGTCACATAAGAGATGGTGACATTGGAGGTTATTTAGAATCTGAAAGAAATCTTAGTCATAAAGGTAATTGTTGGGTTTACGATGAAGCTATGGTTTTTGAAGATGCTACTGTTACAGACAAATCAATGATATTTGATAAAGCTATTATTTATGGCACGGTAAAAATTTGTGGAAAATCTATTGTTTGTGGCAACACAATGATTAGTGGTAATGTAAAAATATACAACAATTCAGTTGTGTCTGAGTTTGTACACATGTTAGAAGCAAAAACAAATCAAAATATACACAAAGGAGAGTAAATAATGAATAATTTTTTAATCAAAAACTTATGTGCTTTGTTGGTTGTGGTGTTATTTTTAGGACAAGCCGTAGTTTCGATGTTTCAGCGTAATGTGCCTTTGGCTGTATATTTTGCTTTAGCTGCTGCCATTAATTTCGCTGTTTTGTTTGTTTGATAAAGGAGTAAAAAATGTGTAACTTTTTTAGCTTTGTTTCGTATGACGGTCATTTCTATTACATCAACGCTGAAGACCGCAAAAAAGAAATACTTGAGAATCCTGACAGTCACACTCAGATATGTTCATTCTTCAATCTGCCTGAAGATAGGTGTAATAAGTACGAGTATACGAAAGAGAAAGGTTTGGTAATAGATTCCAAAGTTTATGTAGGTGATGATGTTGAAGGATTTATGGACAAAATATATTCAAAATTAGTAGAATTGGCTATAATAACAGCAGAAAATTATGGGGATGGAATGGAATTCATTCCGGATAAACTTCGTACATCAGAGCTTTGTTTGGCAGTGGTTAAGAAAAATGGAAATGCGATCAAATATTTATCTTTAGAGCAGAGAACTCCAAATGTTTGTTTAGCGGCGGTGAAGCAGGATGGTTATGCTGTTTGTTGGCTAACAGAGGATCAAAGAACGCCTCAAGTTTGTTTGGCAGCAGTAATGCAAAATGGTAGTGCTATTGGGTATTTAACTTTCAAACAAAAAACTCCTGAAATTTGTTTGGCTGCTGTTAAGCAAAATGGTGGCGCTATCATGGTTTTATCTGAGGAGCATGCCACACCAGAAGTTTGTAGGGCTGCTATTAACAACAATCCTTATTCCGTGGCAAGCATACCCGACAAATTGCGTACTCAAGATCTTTGTTTGATGGCTGTTAAAAAAGATGGGACTGTTGTTAAATATTTATTGGATGAAGAGAGAACGCTGGATATTTGTTTAGCGGCAGTGAGGCAAAATAAAAATACTCGTAAATATTTGACTGAAGATCAGAAAAAAGCAGTAGATTTAGCATTAGAAAATAAAAATAAAACAAAAGGATAGAAAAAATGTGTCATTTTTTTAGCTTTGTATCTTATGACAATGTTTTCTATTACATCAATGCCGAAGATAGAAAAAAGAAATTACTTAAGAATCCTGACAGTCATACTCAGATATGTTCCTTTTTCAATCTGCCTTTGAATATTACAATTTTCAGCAGCAAACAATAACATAAACATGCTTAAACTATCAATAAAAGAAGGTGGAAATGTGAATGCTAATGAAGGTTTTGCATTGCGCCGAGCAATAGAATTAAATAATGTTAAAATGGTCGCTCTGTTATTAAAAAATGGAGCAGACCCCAATGTATATAGACATTCATCAATACGACTTGCAGTACGACATAATAATACAAAAATTGCTAAGTTATTAATAGATGCTGGTGCTGATATTAATGAAGAAAATGGTTTTTCCTTGCTATTTGCCGCTATAAATGGTAATGTGGAAATGGTTAAAATTTTAATATCGCCAAATAATAAGGGCAAAAATATAAAAAAGAAAGTTTTACGTTCAACTATTAAAAGTATTCATGGGTATTCTTTGATACCAAATAATGCTAATAAATACACAGAAATTATTAATGTTTTAACAAATAAATTGAAAGGATAATATGAAACACTATGTAAAACACAACATATCAAACAATATAGTTTGGTATGTTGAATTTGTTTAAAATCTCTACCTTTTCAGCACTTTGTTTTTTTCGCATTGTTTTATACCATTCGCAAGGTATTTTACACAAAACAAAACCGCCTTTCTTGCGACTATATCTTTTCTGTTGTGGGATACATGAGCAATCGCTTAGTCCGAATAGAAGTATTTCCAGTCTATCACCTGTATTCGGGTGTTTTAAATTGGCAAGATAATAATTGAAACTCTTTTTTACATGTGTGTTTTGTTTGATATAATGGCAAAAATAAAATCTAACGCTTCTGAGCCATGTTATCAATACTCTTTTTGTTATATCCTTATAAATTATCAAACCCTTGTGCACAACGCTGTATCTCCTACAACCGCAATACACACTGCCTGACAAAACTATTTTGTACAAATGCTCTTTGCATCTATGATGGACTTTATCGATCCTATTTATCCCGCTATCCATTCCAGTACGTAATTCATACCACATATGGGATTTTATACACCTCAATAATATTTATTTTATGTACAGCATACATTAGTTTCTTTTTGAGCTTATACTCAGGTGTAAGTAACTTTTGGGATGCTTTAACATCATATACTATACTCTGTCCGTCATTATATGTTACAACAAAATCAGTTACATAATCACATATGCGTACATTATTTACTTCGATTGGATATCTTTTGTGTACTTCAATCGATTCTATATTACCTCTATTTTTAAGCATTTCAAGAAATAAATAAAATTTATATTCCTTTTTTGAGTCGAATGTATATCCACCATATACAATACGCTTATGCATGTATCTACCAGTTTTTGACTTGAATTTTTTGTAACAAACTGGATAACTCGGCATTAAAACTCCATTAAGTACAACATTGTATTGTATATAATATAATACAATAATAATAAATTGTATCAAAAAAATATTATTTTTTTAAAAAAATAATTGTTCAACTAAACTCATCTCAATATTTGTTTGTAGGCTTCGTAAATCTGGCGGGAAAAAAGCTCATCTGTTTTTTTCATCTCTTCAATTATGCTGTATATTGTATCATTTGGATTAATTACACACTCATAACTATATTGGTCACATGCTTCTTCATTGGTTTCTTTCTTAATCAAATACTTAGTATTCAATTTGCCGCCTTTGTAAAAGTTTGTTGATTGCATAGTTATTAAATAATATATCAAAAGTGTAATTACAACATGTTTCTGTCCTTTAATAATATATTAATTCGGTCATAATAGTCCTCTTTTTTTTGTCTTTCTATTTCCAACAATACGTCTACCGCCTCATAAATATTATATCCAACGCGACACAGTTTAATCAATTCATCAGAATAATCACTTGAATCACTTGTATTTATCAATTAATTATCCATTTCGTTAAAATGTTGATTGTTTTGATATATTTATTAAAATCGAATTCGATTGTAAATCATTGTTTGTATTTTTTACTCAATAATACTGAATCAACAAAATATAATCATAACGCATCTTTATCTTTTATAAATTTGTCAATTTCATTTTTGTGCTCCTCTTTCTTTTTTTTGATTTCTGATATTATGTTTAATGACTCATTAATATTGTACCCTGCTTTAAACAGTTTGATTAATTCGTCTGAATAATCTTCTAAATCATCTAAATAACATGTGTTAAACATTTAATTATCCATTTCTTCAGAATGTTAATGATTTGAATATGTTTATTACAATAGAATTCGATTTTAAATTATTGTTTAATTTTTACTTTCCAATGCTAAATCTACTGCTTTTTTCTGATCTTGAGTCAAAAAATTATAAGCATTTTTATTCTGCAGTACCGCGGCCAAGCAAATCTGAGGTTCTCTTTGCTCATCAGTTAAATAATAAATAGCAGTACCATTTTGCTTAACCGCAGCAAAACATATCTCCGGAGTTTTTTGCCTATAAGATAAATGTCTAACTGCTCTACCGTTTTGCATTACTGCTGCTAAACAAATATCTGGAGTTTTATCTTTATCAAGTAAAAAATTAATAACATCTCCATGTTTTTTAACAGCCATCAAACAAAGATCTTGAGTACGCAATTTGTCATGCATATAGGCTACAGAACAAGGGTTATTGTTAATAGCAGCAATACAAACTTCCAGTGTTTGCTGTTTTTCAGATAAATATTCTATAGCCTTACCATTTTGGTTCACTGCTGCCAAGCAAATCTGAGATGTCTTATGTTCATCATTTAACCAACGAACAGCATGTCCTTTTTTACTAACTACTGATAAACATAATTCATGTGTACGAAGTTTATCTGGAATGAATTCAATTCCATTCCCATAATTTTCTGCTGTTATTATAGCCAATTCTACTAATTTTAAATATATTTTGTCCATAAATCCTTCAACATCATCACCTACATAAACTTTAGAATCTATTACCAAACCTTTCTCTTTCGTATACTCATACTTATTACATCTATCTTCAGGAAGCTTGAAAAAAGCACAAATTTGAGTGTGACTATCTGGATCCTCAAGTATTTTGTTTTTTCTATCTTCGGCATTGATGTAATAGAATGTATTATCATAAGATACAAAGCTAAAAAAATGACACATTTTTTCTATTCCTTTTGTTTAATTTTTACTTTCCAATACCAAATCTACTGCTTTTTTCTGATCTTGAGTCAAATGATAATAAGAATTTTTGTTTTGCATTACAGCCTTTAAACATACCTCAGGTGACCGCTGTTCGTCAGTAAAATACTTTATAGCATATCCATATTTTTCGACTATCGCCAAGCAAATTTCAGGTGTGAGTTGAAAACCTTTTAAAAACTCATTTCCTTTACCATAATTCATAATTGTCACTATGCATAGTTCTTCAAATTTCGGCATTAATTTTTCAATGAAGCCTTCTGGATCATCGCCTTTATACTCAAAAGCATCAGTCATAATTCCATCATATTTATAATACTCATATTTATTACATCGGTCTTCAGGCAGATTGAAGAATGAACAGATCTGAGTGTGACTGTCAGGATTTTTAAGTAACTTCTTTTTGCGATCTTCGGCATTGATATAGTAAAAATGGCCGTCATACGAAACAAAGCTAAAAAAATGGCACATGTTTTACTCCTTTTGTTCCTATTATTTTAGGTCATCTATTTCATTGACAACAGGGTATACATCATCTGCTGGAGTGTCATCTGGGACAGAATCAAGCCAATATTTTTGAAATACAAAAAAGTAGGGATTGTATTTAGTTCCAATAACATAACAACCATTGCGAATATATTTTTCATCAAAGGCTAAAACTTTACCAACTAATTTTTTTTCTCTCGAGAAATACCGTAAAGTACAATCCAATACATTCTCATTTACTCTAAATTTTTTCAGCATTTTTTCACTCTTTTGTTAAAAATTTATTAACAATTATTTATTGTACAAATTCTAACCAATTTTTATGGAAAATTACTTCAGGCTTAATTGTAGATTTTCCTTTCAAGGTATACCATCGTAAACAATCAGTAAACATATGCTGGACTTCTATAGTCTGCCCTATGTATCTTGCGCAGTCCTCATCGAAACTACACATAATACCACCTGCATGCTCTTCCGTACCTACAGATACATCTAATACTATTGCTCTCATTTTTCTACTCCTTTGTTTTGCTTATATCTAAATCTACTCTTTTTTTCTGAGAATAAGTCAGATAATTATAAGCATCTTTATTCTGTAGTACTGCAGCAAGGCAAACCTTTGGCGTTTTTTGGCTTTCAGTTAAGTGCCAAATTGCGTTCCCATTTTGCTTAACAGCCTCAAGGCAAATCTTT